TGCTCCTTTGTTGCTATGTATGTATTATACGATCAAACAGCCAACTTGTCAAGTTCTTTTTGTATCTGTTCTGCAAAGAACTTCTGTTGCCGCTTAGTCAAGTAGCCGAACATCTCAACGACCATGCTCTCGCAGTAGCCCGCATTGTACGCATGGGAGTACTCTGCTTCTTTAGCGGCTGTGAATGCTTTGAGATTCTGCTTGAACTCTTGCTGGGCTTGTGTAGTAAACATCTCTGCTCCTTAGTGTGTAAGCCTTAATTATATAGAGGTTTTACCACTTTGTCAACCAAGAACTCGAAATAACCCTAAGACGCACAGGGTTATCGCTACGATGTTAACTAGCATCTGTGGCTTATTTGCAACACGGTATGCCCATGTTGCATAGCACAGTCCACCCAACAAGGCTAGGGAGTTTCTCAGATCATCTTCGCCTTTAAAGAAGTTTGATACAACATACATTGCCAGGATGAAGGCAGTGCCCGCCCACTGTAGTACTTCATTCAGCTTCATACATCGATACCTTCTCTGTCAACCATGTCACTCAACTCAGCGAACTTCTGCTTGTACTTGTAGACTTCACGTTTGGCCTCATGCAGTGCTTCGCCAATGCAGTCCTCTGCGGTGCCGTCTGTCAATACCTCACGGGCATCCTTGTACAGGCACCCGCCCAGGTAGTGAGAGCCCATCTCAAGGCTGTCAACCATTACACGTACACGCAACATGAACCAGTCCAAGTTGCCTTCCTCAATGTCCCGGCAGATTTGCGCAATGTCGTGGCATGAGTCGTCGAAACAGTTATATGGGTTCAGGTCTTCGCTTGTAATGTCCACGATCACAGTAAAGCCGTCACGTTCAAATTCTGCAAGGGTATCAAAATATTGCATGTTCAGTCCTTTGTGTTGTTCAAGTGTGTATTATAGCAGGCGTAGGCCTGCTTGTCAAGTCAATAGTGGTGACGTGAACCGGGATCGTTGAAGTCTGCGTTATCCGGAGTCCACTCTTCTGTGGGCTCGTCTTCTTCGTCCTCTGGCTCGTCCTCCACCAAGTCGTTAGCCAGCATCATCTCATGCACATCGCTCTCGCTGAGCCAGCTGAGGCACATTTCTGCCACAGCGTGTGCGTCCAGCAAGCCCTCATCCATCATCTCCAGCATCCGTGTAGTTGCAGGGCGAATCTTTGCATATGAAGTCATCTTAGTTCCTTAGTGCGTTGTCGATGTATGTATTATAACAGGGATCAATGTCCCTGTCAACCGAAGGGTTATTCAACACCCACAGTGACATTGACCTCAATGTCTGTAACGTCGCCAGCGAGATCGTATTTGATCCCAGTAACTGCCGCGCCGTAGTTCACTGCCTTCATGCGCTCCCTCAGCATACTTTCGAGATCGCCGACCATATCGCCAATGAAGTCCGTGGCGCTGTCTTTAACGCCTTTCAGCGTTTCATTGATCCCGTTACGCGACAAGTCCTCTTGCCCGTCCAGCATCATGTCAATGAACGCCTCTGTTTGGCTGATCAAGGCCTGCTCTACAATGGCGTTGACCAGCTCTCGCTTTGCCCACAGCACTTCAACGGCCTTAAATGTCTGCTCACCTGCTTTGTACACTACTGTCATCGTCTGCTCCTTGTTGCGATGTATGTATTATAACAGGGACATTGATCCCTGTCAACCACTGGGTCTTTATGCGTATTCGTGCTCGTCAGCAATCACTGTGAGCATGTTAGCAGGCACTTTCCACAAGCCCTGGCTAGTGCGAACTGTGACATACTTGATAGCGATCTTGGTCACAACGCCAGTGACGTTGCGGCCCAGCTTGGTGCTATTGAAGTTGACGTTGTCGCCGATGCTGAGCGCACGGATGCTCTGTCGTCCCAGCTTGGCACGAGCGAACTTGACAGCGTCGATGATGCTGGACAGTTGATCGTTAGTGAAGTTGCCTGCGAGGATCTCTGCGTTGACTGTTTGAATACTCATATCAGCTCCTTTGTTAGTGTAGAACAATTATAACACGGTTTTACCACTCTGTCAACCATTACATTGACCAGTAGAGTTCCGAACTTGGATCGCAACTACGGGGCGTGTCGTGCGCGATCTCAACCTGCTCGCCCGTCATCAAGTTCTTCACGATCTTGGTAGTGGGCACGAACTCAAAGCGGCATAGGGGATCCATACGGGTGCCCACCTGCACTACGGCTTGCATTTCAGCCAGTGTCGAGTCCGTGAACACCTGTGTACTGAACAGCCGCTCGCCGCTCTTAGTACGGCGATCCCGCTTGTATACGTACATGGTCCAATTCTGTTTCATAGTGTGCTCCTGTTCAACATGTATGTATTATAACACCAAATCAAAGACCCGTCAACCTCTAAGGTTATTTGCGAGCCTTGTTCAAACGAGGCAAATTTCCCGTTTGGCTAAAGATGTAGTCCATGTATCGCATCTCAAGATCTTTGTGGAAGCTGGTCATTGTAGAGTCTTCGCACCCGGCCACAGACACAGACAGCGCTACCATTTCGCAACGACGAGCCCACAGTGAGACACGACCCTGGCGCACCTCTTTCCGCAGTTCGTCGCGAATGTACCAGTCCGTAGCATCTCCTGCACGATAGCGTCCAAAGCGCCCTTCAGTGCCAAATTTGGGCTGGTCGCTGGTCTTCATGCGTACACCCAAAGGATTGCCAGTTTCGCCCACTTTGACGATCTCTTCGTCTACTACAATGAAGTAGACCCAACTACGGTGCTCGCTGAACATCATGGCTTCATTGATGTTTTCGTAAAACCAACGGTTCTCAAGATCCCTACGCACATTGCAGACCTTGACAAAACCGTCGGCTGCGTAGGTGTTGATGTTCAGTGCTGGATTCATAGTGTGCTCCTGTTCAACATGTATGTATTATAACACCAAATCAAAGACCCGTCAATCGCCACGGGTATCAGTGTTCAGCACGGGCTTGACCATGCGGCGGATCTCAACTTCCCGCTTGTGAGCAGCCGCCTTGCCACGTATGACCTCATGCACGTAGACCTCTATCTCGCTCTTGTCGCTCAGTGTACGCAACTCAGCACACAAGAGCCAGTTCTTAGTCTCAGTCTTTGCTCTGTAGAAGTGCTTGGCCGCACGCGACAGCACGCTCTTGTTCACAGTGCTTTCAGTCTTGGCAGTGACGCCAATGTAGTTCTTGCCGTTGACAACCAGCTCGTATATGATGTGGTTGCGATCGACACGCTTCTTACGGGTTGCAAGTTCTTTGTTCATGTGTGTATTATAGCAAGGTTTTACCACAGTGTCAACCAAAGACCCTACACACAGACTGTGTTCAAAATACAACAAGACAGGCACTCCAAAAGACAGTATAATACACACATACACAAAAGGAGCACACATGTCAAAAGTATATACTGCAAACACTGCAAAAGCTAAAATCGTATATAATAAAGAAAAAGAAGTTTATACTATTATCTGCGCTTTTAATGTAACAGAACAAACAGATAAAGGTGCTTGGAAGTTTCCCCCTCGTGCAAAATGCGACTTTGTCAGCGGAGATTTTGTTTGGGAAACTATACAAAAAGATAAAGATCGTATTATCTCTACTGCAAAACAAACTCTGCGTACAGATAATATTGAGTTTGTTTAAAAGATAATGGGGATAATGCACAAACATTATCCCCATTATTCAGTATTATATATGTGCAGGTGACACTATATAATCCCGCCCTGCTTATTCCTATTATCTCTCGATAATTAGCCCTAACCACTAGAAGCGCATGGTTACAGGTTCGGCGCACTTACGGTCACTCTACGAGTGAGCCTCAACTACCTTTCAGTGACTCCCAGACTTCTAGCTCCTGTCACTATACTACATAGTATATATCGTGCATCCTACGGTTTATCAAACTCTATATACACACTATATACTGTGGTGGGCCGTCTGTGAGTCGAACACAGCACCAATGGATTATGAGTCCACTGCTCTAACCAACATGAGCTAACGGCCCACAGTATATACACACTAACTCTACTATATACTCTACTCTACTATGTACTTATTATACACTAGAACCGGGGGCGGGTCAAGTTGGAGTGTGTGGTCTACGGTGGAATACTGTGGCGAAAAAGTGACAAAAACGGTGAGAAAATGGTGCTTTTTTGGCCCTTTTTACCGCCAAATTGCTGCGGTTCACGGTAGATCTAGCGTGAAAATCTGAGGCAAGGCCGTGGGGATGAGAGGCTATCGTATAATGGTGCCAACCAAATCTCCCAAGTTATCCACAGTTTTTCTCAAGTTATCCACAACCTTTCCACAGCTTCTACACAGCCTAACTCACCCCCCTACAGCGGGGTATTCTTATATACACAGTTACACTCACTATGGGAAACTGGGGACGCCTACAGCGGGGTTTTCTTATATACACTGTTCTACGCACACTGTGATTCTCTGATCAGCTACAGCGGGGTATTCTTAGTATACATGCGTGTATGTACGTATATGTACGTGTGAGTGTGTGTTGAGTGTATTGTATATATATGGTACTGTACCTGTGTCACTGTTGCTTATAAATATTGTACCATGTTCAAAAGATCAAATAGACTTATTAAACTTATTGGTCTTTTGACCTTTACCGGTCTGTTATCTGCCTGTGCTACCACTGCTGCTGATGCTGATCCCAATATCAACAATCAACAGGCTAAAATTCCACAGGGGTTATTGTACGGTGCTGCTGCCGACATGGTCACTACTGAAATAGGCATGGAAACTGTCAAAGGTGTACGGGAGTTGAATCCTCTTGGAGTTTTGGGCGCTCATGCTGCCAAAGCTGTTTACATATATGGCTTTAGGCCCTGGATCAGTGATGCCCGTGAGCTGTATGAATCGGATCGAATAGTGGCCAGCATGTGGCTTGGGGGCAGTGTCAACAATGTCTTTGTCGTACTGGCCAAGAAATCAGCTTTGGTAGCCGCGTCGCCCTTGGTCTTGGGTGTGAGTATTTGGTGGATCTATGAAAATTATCCCCAGCAGCCAGCGGACAAATAAAACACCAACACACCGTATCCATGACACACACATATAAAATCACCATAAATAATTTTACATTGATCCCCGTATAATATGAATTTTACCAAACCGTTAGAACCCCAATTTCCCCTGCTGAGGGTGGCCCGTCCTTGGCTCTATGCTCATCAGTATCCCCGAGTGGTATTTGCCCGCAGAGATACTGTGGTCACTACCAGTGTACTGATACCCAGATTAAAACTGCCCCTGCTGTTTTCGGCGCTGGACAGATCGGTGCCCACCTGTATACAGCCCATATTGGATCGATTCAAGTTTGTACTGATTGATTTGGATTCAATAACTGGTCCTGAACTGCGTTTTTATGTGTTTCCATCGGATGCGGACTTTGACACAGACTATAAACGTGTCTACACTGAACTGTATCCCTGGGTCGACAGTGAACAGACCGCGGCCTATCATGACCCCCTGGCCCGGGATCACGGTCTAGAATGCCTGGGCTTTTTGGTCAACACGGCCAACAACACAGTGGATTATTACAAATACTATTGGCACAGACCCCAGCAAGCCCTGTTGCACAGCACGAGATTTGACAGCAGTGGCCAGTGGGCCGCGCATTGGACCGAACAGCGGGTCACTGTTGACCCTGCTTTTATTGCCCAGTTTGGCATAGAAAATGTCAGCCCCGATGCATACAGGCACATTGGCGTGGTTCGATGTGAGCCGGACCAGGATCGTCAATATTTGACCATAATGCAACATAGGAACCCCCTGTCATGACCACCCCCGCATCACCACTCCCAGTCAGCGCCGTTGACATATGGAATGAATTCAGCCCGACTGTAACCACTCTCAGCGGTACCGTAACCGGCACTGATCCAGAATGGACCCTTTCATTCCTGGGCGGCGATTTGTCCGCCTACATTGGTTATAAAATACGGGAACCCAGTACTGCGGGACGAGTTGGCACCATTACCGCCACCACTTACAGCGGCGGGTATTATGGCTTTAGCACGGCTACAGTGACTTTTACCATGCCGGGTGCCAAGCCAGGCGGCGGCGCTGGCCTGCTGGGCGTTGGACCCAGATACTCAATATTTCCCCCCATCAGCAACGGCGGGCTGGGCTCATACTATGCAGGCGGCGGCGTTGTGCCTGCTGGAACCTATGGATTTCCCACGGTTGGTACTAGAAGTTTTATACCCACTTCGGGCAATCCCATCAGCTACAGAGCGTTCCGTGGTGCCTACACAATACAGTCTTTCTCTGTGGCAGCTCCCTACACTAATCTAGGTGGTTCTGTTAGTCGATCAAATGTAATATATATACCCCCTGGGCCTTGGAGAGTCATGACTCGTCTGCAGGGCGGGGGTGGCGGGGGTGGGGGTGCTGACGGCAACGGCGGCGCTGGAGGCGGTGACGGCGCTGGATTGGTAGCCACATTTTATCTCAATGCTACAACATCCGGGTATCTCACAATATATGTGGGTAGGGGCGGCACATTTGGCGGGAGTGGGGGCACCACCGCCACATTCAACGGTGGCCAAAGCGCGGCTGCGGGCCAATTTGGCGGAGCCTATGATAATATATTTAATGGTGGCCACGGCGGGACTCCTGGGCCAGCTGGCTCCAGTGGATTTGGGGGTGGTGGTGGTGCTGCATCCTGTTTAATATGGACCAAGGACAGTAGTGACACCAATACTGCTGAACTTTTAGCCTTTGCTGGCGGTGGCGGTGGTGGCTCAGGTGCTGGCCAAAGCAGTCTTATTGTTGGCTATCCTGAAACAGTTGCCTGGCCCAACAAACGAAATAGATTTTTCACAAGCTCCATTCCCGACCTTATTACACTAAATCAACAACCAGATATATGGCAGGGTGGTGCAGGGAAAAGTGCTTATAGACGTGCGGGCTCCGGCAGCGACGGTCAAGGGTGGAACACCATGACCAACTATTATCCACCTGGTGCCGAAGCCTACGCCGGGTATGATGGTGGTGCTGGTGGAGGTGGAGGCGGCGGAAACGGATACGGCGGCGGCCTAACAGGCTCTGCTGACGGCACCATCGTATGGTCAAACTACAAAGGCACTTGGTATCCGGCATATGAATTTACTGGAGAGGGCGGCGGCCAAGGATTTGTGTATGTAAACTTTAACTATTATACAGGTTATGGTTATAGCACCGGTGTAGGCAGTGCCGCCACTTACGGTAGTGGAACTGGTGTAGGCGCCACGGCAGCTATACCGGCTAATTCGGGCCTAGACGGAGCCGCTTGGCTTAAAGTCACTAATGATTTTTACGATAGCACTTACCCATAAATAAAATAGGAATAAAATATATGAATGAATATACAATTGAACCAATACAACTTTTGGTTGACAACACCCAACCTGAGTATCCGCAAAATGTAGTTAGAATAGCAGCAAACGTATCTGTTCACAATGATGCAGGCCACGGAGTTGGATTGCAGTATGTGTTTGATGTAAGTGGCCAACCTCCTGCTGATGAATTTACTGCTTACGATCAATTGACTAAAGAACAAGTGATTAGTTGGATTACGGCAGACGGAATGGCAGATCAAGTAACTGAGGCGTATGCAGCCGCAGATCAATTACTGGTTGTATCTTCTAGACCTGTGCAGAATCCCGGATTGCCGTGGTTGCCGCCTGCACCACTGTATCCACCATTACCGGGCAGCGCCCCTGCCAGTACCGTAACAACATCAATATCTACCAGTACTGAAGGGTTTATAATGCGGGAAGATATATCGTTTGAAAAAAAATTGGCCAAAACTTTAATCAAATTTGGTTTGCTTGAAACAGACCCAACAGAGATTCCTGTGGCAACACTTTAAATTATGAGTTATCCAGAAACAAAAATGGCCTGTGTCAGCAACCTTTGGGTTAGACAAATGACATTTGCCAAAGCAGGTGATCGAAATGAAGGACACGTACACAATTTTGATCACATTACTTTGCTATCCCTCGGTAGTGTAAATGTATACGTAGATGACCAAGTGACCACCTTCAAAGCACCCCAAATGATTTATATCAGTAAAGGAAAGCAGCATTTCTTGGAGGCATTGGAAGACAATACCATTGCTCATTGTATACACGCATTACGCACGGGCGAACGTGAAGAAGATATATTGGATCCGTCAATGATACCAAAAGGTGTAGTTAATCCATTAGAATCTGGAATTGCTCGAGCACTTTAATCGAGTTTTTGATCAAAACCCTGTTGTATAAATATCATATAATTCAACGCAACACATTATGACTATAAAATCTTCGGGCAAAATTGGTATAGCAAACATCAAGGGAGAATTTGCCCCCGGTGTTATTACCTTGCCCCCGGGCGAAATTGCCGGCACTGGACCTACCTGGTACCTATACGGCCCTGGTTATCTGGTTCTGTCTCCGGCCGATATTGGTCGCACAATACTTGAATCGGGTGGCAATCGCACAGGCGTCATCACCAATTATGAAGATTATCAGGTGTTTGTCCGGGGAGACTACGAAGACTACTACCGCGTGACCTTTACCATGGCAGGCGGCACACCTACGAGCGGATCTGACTGGAAGGTTCTTCCTGCTGGTTCAAACTCCCTGAGCAATTATTACGCAGGGGGTTCTTATGTGCCAGCTGGTACCATTGGTTACCCTGGCGGAGTAGCTACCTATATACCCAGCAGTGGCCGGATCAACCTCAGCAATTTTTACGGAGCCAGTGACGAGTGGCGAACCAATTTCTATATGTTTGGAATCTATGAAACTAGTGGCGGCCTCGCCGATGACAATTACTTCGGCGGCGATATACCTAGGGAATTCGCCTTTATCAATAGAAATTCCAACGACTACTACAGTTTTACCGTGCCTTCGGGCTACAACAATGTAGTTCTTTCAGCATCGGCTTGGCAAGTCCAATTGGCCTGTGGCTACAGCTGGTATGACCCCGGACCGTATGATGGAACTGATTATTATTACGACTATCAACGTTATTTTGGAATTATGGTATACGATGTAACAGGCGGCGGCGCTGTTGGTTACATAAGAAATACCACTGACGTGAATTCATACACTGGTACCTTTAATACATATAATGTGCCCTCAGGCTTGGTGAGTCTATCAGCTGGAAGAACTTACCGAGTCTACTACAGTTGTGATTTTAGACGAGATTCAGATCCAGGCTACGGCAACAACAGTTTTGGATGGTACAACAATTCTACACCTTTAATCACTGTTGTGGCTACTTAATCATATGCAACAAGATAAACAATACAACATAGCTGCCATCACTGGCCAACTCAAGACCAAATTTAGTCAACTGGCTCTCATACCCGACGAACTATTGAACAACCCCGATCGCGATCTACATTATCTATTGGCTAAAAGAAATGGTCAACTGACCCTAAGTGTGTTCTTACCCACTTTGGATATGTCCGTACTGTTGACCAGTCTTGGCCAAAGTATGCCTACTGCATTTGAAGAGTTTTTGCAAAACTGTCAGGCACTGATTGTGGATCTAGATTCTATAACCCAGCAGGGCCCGTGGCGATTCTATGTTCGAGAAAGAGAACTAAACAGAGAGTGGGCCAATTCTAGATTTCCTCAAACTGAGGCAGAGTCTATAGACCCTGCTTCTGCGACTCGACTAGAAGGATTAGGTTTCTATTTTGATCCTGCGTCGGGCCAGGTAACCCAATACAAGTGGTATTGGTTCAACTTGGAAAATCGTGTTGAAGTGCGCCAGCGCTTTGGTGCCCAGGGTAATTTTTTAAATAGTCAACAAGTAGTTTCATCTACTAATCTAGCCGATCAATCTCTATATTCAAATTTTAATATTGACGGTATTGACTTCACTGACTTCATGCTGAAATACCACTATCAAAGCGATCTAGATCAACAATATATCACTGTGACCAAAGATACTCGAAACGCCTATACAAAATATATAGGACAATCGTTTGGTAGCATGCCAGTGGAACCCAGCTCCCTACTAGATCCGTCTGAGCAGCGCCCTTTCGTTAATCCGACGGATTGGCAGATCAACCCGACTTAAAGATTGATATCTTTTTCAACGTCTCGGCGTCAGAATCTAGTACAGTCCAAGATCCGCCTAGCACAGGTGTTAAATGAATATGACTGCGGGGGATAAAGTAGCAGTCTACAGATTCTGTAATTTTAAGTTGATCGACGATATTGGAAATGACAGAGTCGACTGCAATAATTGCTTCTGCACCCTCTAGAACCTGTAACCAATCAAACACTGAGTCGGTTTGTTCTGTGACTTCTATCACTTGCCACTCTTTTGGGATCCACGAGCTGTCTATCTTGGCCGTGTAACTGCTGCCTTGTTTATGAACAACAACATAGGGCTTGCCCTGTTTGTTTACTACACTGTTGTAAAAGTCCTGTTCTCGTTTGGCATCTCTTATAATGCAATCAGCCAAAGTCCATTTTTGCATAAAGGGTACTCCGGCAATGTGATATTTGATTTGATCAAATCCTGTAATTTGAAATTCAGGACGTTTGGTAAACTCTGGATGTCCTGTAAGGCTTTGATACAGGCAAATTGCTTCTTCGACGCCCAGCTCTCGCAGTGCTTCCATGGGCTTGTCGTAAAAGAATAAGCCCCTATCGTCTACTGCTAGTGGGATCCAATTGACCCAAGGCGCTGCCTGGTCCATGCTGCTGGCAAATTCTTCACAAATAGGCCAATAGATTTCGTAGCCGTTGTCAGCGTACCATTTGGCAATGGGAAGGGCGATCACCAGATCGCCCAATCCTCTACTTTGTATTAGTCCTATCTTTTTTTCAGTTTCTTTATTCATTTACAAGTGTATAGTTTAGTACATTGCCTGTACCGTATTGGGCTTCGGCAATTTGTTTAGCTTGATAGTCATGGTCCGCCATAATACGAACGTGTACAGTTTGCAACTGATTAATACGGACCCAAACCAAATAAGTATTCATTGTCGTTCCTCTGTGTGTTAGTAATGTTATTATTATACAATACTTTTACCAGATTGTCAATCAAAAATAATACCCTTTTGGATGATCTGGAAAATAACATTCATTACGTTCAATGGGTAGATCTTGTCTTGCTTCACAGGCAAAGTCTAATCCCAGTCCAATGGCCAGTGCTAGACACTGACTTTGGTTTCCAATAAATCGTTTGGCACCTGCAATCACACTGGCCAACTCTAACAGATTTTTGGTAGGAACATAGGGAATATTCCATCCTGTGGCCTGTTTAAATAGTTCATATTCGTGTTCTAGTCCCACGAACAGGCTGGCATCCTCAGATCCATCTGTTCTCCAATCTTCCCAAACTGGATTCAGAGACGTCGGCAACCAACGTTCTGTTCTATTGATCACAATGGTTCTGCCTTCTAGGTCTCTAGGAGTAGGAACAGAAAGCCAGGGAGTATTTCGGATTGTCTTTTGCATACCTGCATCTGTTATACCAAACGTGTCAGCATAGATGTCCACATAGTTTCCGGGGTGTCTAACAAATGCAGTTCTAAAACGATCTAGATTATGTGTGATTTCTGTTTTAGAATCCAGTACACTGAATTTACTGATGTAGGTCTGTGCCTCCATAAATTCCCGCATGAATTCAAAATCTTGTTCATTTAACCTATCTCTGTGGAATGGCGCCGGCAGGTTACCGTAATAGTGTTTACCAACCCAATTCATTTGATTTAGGTGTAGGTAAAATTCGCCCCCACCAAAATGTTTGACAATGGGCAAACTGTATATCAAGTCTCCCATTGCTCCGGAATGTTTAAATCTTTTCATAATGTGCATATTTAATTTTAGCTATTTGCAGCCCTGTGTGATCTTGGATAAATATTGCATCTAGAGATCCAACGCAATGACCATAGTCCCAAACACCACAGTTACCCAGTCTGGTTACCACTATATATTAGACACGATTAAGACAGTTTTGTCAACGGATAACACTGGCTACGGTGTTCGACCTGTAAGTGACTATATAGGCACCGGAACATTAATAAGGCCTGCAGAATGGACCAACCTCTATAACGATCTAAATCGAGTACACTATCATCAAAACGGTACTGCAACTGATATTGTTTCGACCGTTACCTATCCAATTGCAACAGGTAGCATTATAAAACAAGATTTTGTAAATCAATTGATTGCAGGAGTAGATGATCTAGCAGCAAACAAATACACTGTTGACAGTTCCCAGCTGGCAAACAATTCTACCAGCACTACCAGCGGCACAGGCACGTTTACGTATATCTTGACCAGCACAGTGGTATATGAGTGGCCCGACGAAAGAACTTTGGATTGGTATTTCAATCTAGGCGGATATATTCAAACTGATTTGGTTGCCCCAATACCGCCCAGTTATGTTGACAATGACCATAGATTGGTTGTGGGCTTGGTCAATGATTTTAGAAATACTATTAGAACACCCTTTAATAGAAGCAGTTGGCTGACTACAAAAACAGCCCCAGGAAGAAGATTTACCACCAGTTCAGTAGTAAGTACCAGTTCAGGTGCATTCACTGCGTTTTTTACGGTTAGCAACACCTATCAAATCCTTGACAGTGTTTCTAACAATACATCTACCATTAGAGTAACTACAGAAATACAACCAACAACGGAACTACCATTGGTTCCTTTATTCAATCTAACTGCAACCGTTACAGTGACCAATTATATCAGTACCGGTTCAATACAGGCAGTTGCTCCAGAAAGATCCTATACTAGAGATTTTGATGATTTTGTAGCGTCTACCAATGTGAGAAGAACTGTAAATCTAACAGTCAATCCTACAGAACTTTATTACACAATGACTGGAGGTAGTACCAGTACTACACAACAGATCACTATCAATAACCTTAATATAGATGCCACTTCAAATCCCGCAACAATTACTGCTATTCAAGTAGGGTCTACGGTTGTTACTCCGTATCTATCTCATAGCCCTTTTCCGATCACAGTTGCTCCCGGAGCGTCTACCACTGTAGGCCTTTACTGGGACAAACCCACTATCACTTATAGAGAGCTAGGCGAACACTCAAACCCTGTAGTCATTAAGAGCAACAACACCAGGGGCGATGTTGTTATTCCCACAAGAGTGCTGGTACAAGAACCTCAAGGCACGTGGAGCTTTAGTCCTAGTTCATTCTCTACAGCATTGACTACCTACAAAAAGCTAACTCAATCCATAAACATAGTACCTAATTTTTCCCAAATTAGAAGAATTGTCAGTTGCACCCTATCACAATCCGGAAATAACTTTGTTCTAGCCAAGTCTCCTAATGCCGCAGATCCGTCTGTGGTTATCAGCTATGAACCTTTTAACACAGCAGATGGCAGCTACGTAGCAACTTTGACTGCTACAGTTGAAGTATCAGACACTACTGGAGATTTTGTTACAACAACTAAAACATTTACATTTACAGTAAATCAGAATTTAGTTGATTCAAATCTAGGTAATTGGATAAGTGCACTAGGAGCGACCAACAGTGTCGTTGGAGTAAGCTATGACGTTATTGGCGGCACAAGATATGTAACCATCGGAGTTGGCATGGGTGCGGACGGTAGTCCGACAGTAGACAACGGCGGCGGCGATCCTAGATATGCAGACGTTAATTATTTAGGTGTGGGCGGCGACACAATATCGGCTTCAAGATATAAGTTTAAATCTTATCTTGCTACAACATCACTTGGCGGCGGATTGTTTGGTCTTTTTAACCGCGGCACCGCATTAGCACCTGACCCTGATATATTCTTGCCGACATACGGAATAGTATCACCTCAGACCTACATAGGACCAAACGATGCTCAGTGCACCTTTAATGTTGATATTCCCACTAATGGAAATTACACAATCAAATATTCGGTATACGAAACTGGCTATGTAGAAATCGATGGTAATAAAATAATTAACCTATCTGCGTACAATTCTAATAACTATCAATCAACAACCAGTGCTGTTGTCAATCTCACTGCCGGAACACACGCTATAAGATTTGTAGGCAATCTATGTATGGCATTGACTGTTGTTGATACAGCAGGCAATTTAACTTGGAGTACATTAAACGCTGTACAAACTGGTCCTAGTTATAAAAATTGGTGGGAAGTTTATAGAATTCCGATCAACATGGATGGGCAATTTCAATTGTTCAACAGTAGCGATTATCGTGTAAAAGATACTGCTACTGCAATATCTACAACAGAAAATAAACGGTTTCCTTATGGTACCTTCTTTGGATATTCTGCTAAAAATTTCGGCAATATATTTGAAATAAGATCCAACGGTTATGGACAAGTTACAATAAGTGTACTTCCTCCTGTACAAGAGGGTAAAATAGACGATACAGTTACCGTTGCATCGCTGTACATGTCTTTTTATTATAAACAATTAAGTATACCGAGATACACTCATAAGACTGGCGGTCGATTTGACAATGATCCTACATATACAGATTACTTCCTGGGATTTGACAAGTACGGAACTGTAAGAACTGACAAGCGACTAATACCAACACAGTTTAGTTACGGATCCGGCAAGAACAGTATTTTAGACAAAGTTATTACATTCTTCTTGTCTAGTTTACTAACTGATTACATTATTATAGAACTAGGATTATTCACCTCAATTGTGTACCTTGAAGCTGTTGGTGTTACTATCATTTGGTCTCAAAATATCAGCTTTGGTGCATATATGTTATCACAATTAGGTATAGACATTGGCGCAAGTCAAACCGTTGGCGGATACATAGTAAACTACTTTAGTTCATTCTTTCAAGGAAGTGCAGTCGTCGCTGAAGGTGCTACATCTGTTCTCACTCTTGCTGCTCCTAATGTACAGGTACTAGGCGGTGCCGATGCTATCACTACATCTCTGGCTCAAAGCCTTTCTAACCAAGGCGTAACAGTATATACAGAAGGTAATTTTGGATCATTCTTACTTGAATCTACAGCAGAGGGCCTGGGTGCTGAGTCTGTTCCATTCCTTAACTCTGGATACCTAACTGCAGAATCTGCCGCTGCCAACGTTGCTATTGAAACCGGAGCCCTAGCAGCTGAAGGTGGAGCTGCCGTTGGTGCCGCCGAATTATTAACATTCTCAAACGTTGCAGGAGTTATATTAACTGTTGACGGCATTAACAGGATTAAAGAAGGTATTGAGGACGGCGATGTCGGGGCAGTTGCAGTTGGCGCAGCCGAAGTCTATGTTGGTTACACTCTTGCAGAAACTTTAATCACTGCTGCATTAGCTGCTGGTTGTTTCTCAAAAGGCACCCCCGTTGAACTTGCCGACGGGTCCGTTAAGCCAATAGAAGATATTGCAATTGGTGATACTGTAATGAACCATGACAGAACTAAAATAAATCGAGTTGTGATGATTCAGATATCGGATTCTAAAGGATTTGCAAATACACTCTGGAGCCCTACAGACAAGCTCAAACCTTTTGCTACACTAAATCATCCTGTTTATATTAACGGAAAATTAGCCGCAGCCCGTCCGGATATTGCTATGGATTACCAACCTTGGATAGGTCATGTAGACCAGGCTGAAAATACGGTAATTGCTAAAATAAACGATCAAAAGGTCTACAACATTTATCCAGACGGAGATGCTACTTTTAGAGTTTATAACTACGGTGCTCCGTCTTTAGCTGACGGCGATACCACCACATTCAGAATGTATGAACAGGGTGTTATAACATTTGATGAAGTTCAGAATATACTAAACGGTATCATTGATGAATCAGAAAAATACGGTCCAAATGCAATTTATGGTGGTGTTATCCTTGACAGAATTATGAGAAAGATTGGGTCTAATCTTCTTATGAAGGCGGCAATTAAGTTGTGGCTCTTGAAGAATCCAAAACTTCGTAGTATAATGTTTAAGTTCATAACTATTGTTGGCGCAATGGGCCAGCGTATCAAAAATAAAAAGGATAAAAATGTCACAAAAAATTATTGATCCAACTGCTAATTTAAAAGCACTTACTGATGACGAGGTCAGTCAGTTGTTTCATGTGTGTGTAACTAATGTCGATCTGTTCTTAAAGATCATGCCTGATCATCCTTGGCTAGGGTTGCTCAAAAAAAATCCTAATCAAGCCCTGCAGGGATTGGTTTTTATTCGATCACAGAAGTAATTTTACCAAAACCGGTTGATTTTTACCACTTTTCCATGTAAAGTAAGTGTTCCTGTATAAATTAACTTACCGAAACTAGAAAAGGAGGTCACAATGACCGAAATCGCACTAGATAGGGAACAGGTACAGATTAAACTACCAAAGTGGGTCTCCACTGCAATCATGGTAGCGCTGATGAGCTTGAGCGTCATGGCATCTGTATCGTTACTGAAGTGGGCAGTAGATGGAAAACTGTCCAGCATCACAGTAGCAGAAAGTTCCGATATTACCGCCGAGGTCCGTGAGAGACAGTTAGCCTGCTTGGCTAAAAATATCTATTACGAGGCTGGTAGCGAACCCTTTGAAGGGAAAGTGGCTGTTGCACAAGTGACTCTTAACAGAGTTAATAGTGGACAGTTCCCAGACGATGTCTGTAGAACCATTTATCAAAAAAATGTGTTTTACGAAAAAGTTGTATGCCAGTTCAGCTGGTACTGTGATCGTACCACGACACTACGACCAATCAACAAGGCCAACTATGATCAAAGCATGGTTGCTGCCAAGAAGGTTCTACTGGAGGGCTTCCGCTTGCCCAGTTTAGAAAAAGCTCTGTACTATCATGCAGATTATGTAAACCCCGGCTGGCGCAAAGAACAAGTCGCTAAAATTGGCCGTCACATCTTTTATAAGTAAGCATCATGAAATATTTTGATTTTGTTTTGACCTCTATTGCAACCTTCTTTAGGGATCACCTTGGAAAAATCAGTGCCCACACACTAGGTTGGATTACCATTATCCTACTGCACTTGAGCAGTGTTCCTACACTGCTTGCAGTACTAATGGCCAAGAGTGATGTTTTGCCTCCAGTAGACATTATGGTCTTTGTGTGGAGCGCCCTAATTACCTTGTTCTTTAAAGCTCTTATCGAGAAGAACAGTCTTTACATTGCAACAATCTGTTTAGGTTTCGCCGCCCAAACTGTTTTGATGAGTCTGATCTTATTCAAATAAATAATTGAATGCGAATCCAAGAACTTTTAGAAAAGAAACTACCCACTCCTACGGCTAGCCAATGTGCTGTCAAACGTCTAAGCAACGTTCGATACGCACAATGCGTTAGCCAAGGGCTACGTGCTCACGACAGCGGCCATACTGATGGCACAGGTCGCCAAGGTGTTAAGGGCAGTGGAGTTTCTCTAAGAGGCAAAAAAGCCAAGAGTGAGATTCACGGCGGCCGTGTTAAAGATTACGACAGCAAGTAATCAATCTCACTCATCTCTTTCTAATTTTGCCACAGCTTCTTTAAGCAACTCGTCGTGCTCGAGCTCTAAATATTCAGCATCTAAAGAGAAGATCTTTTCTTCTAAAGTTTCTATATCTTCTATCCCTAATAGCTCCATTAGTTCGATATAGGTAATGTCTTCTCCACGTAACTGACTTACCCAAATGCAGGTTAAGAAACAGCATATGAATACCGTTCGTTCGTTTTCGATGTAGTTTTCTTCGCACCAATGAGTAGTGCGATCTAAATAATAGTTAATATCATCCAACCGACCCTCAAGTACTTCAATCCAACACTTGGTATCGTCTCTAGTCCAGGGCTTCATATGACCTCTTTTCATTGATAAAAATATTTATGGCGTAAATAATAATATGATAGAACTTACCGAACGTGCCCGAGAAAAGATACTTGGTATCCTTTATGATGAAGGGAATCCTGCAATCTGCCTGCGTACATTTGTTCAAGGTGGTGGCTGTTCGGGATTCCAATATGGATTTACCCTAGATGAAGTTAAGAACGAAGATGACTTTGAAGTAGAAGTCGGCCCCTTTAAAGTTCTAGTAGATGCTATGAGTATGCAATACATGATGGGCGCTACCATAGACTACAAAGAAGAACTAATGGGCAGTAATTTTACCATTATAAACCCAAATGCAGTCAGCAGTTGCGGATGCGGATCTAGTTTTACTGTGTAAAAATGGTAAAAATGGCATTGACAAATACCACTTTTGGTGTTATACTAGTAGCATGTTCAACACAACACAAATCTAAATATGATTGATCCTTGCGATGCAGTAATCCGTAGTCTGGAAGAACACGCCAGCCGACTAAACAAAGAAGCAATCATCGAAGCCCAAACAGACAATGCAGAGCTGTTTGAAGGCTTTGAACTAGCACTTAGCCCTTATATCACATTTGGTGTTAAAAAGGTTCCTAAACACAGCGGCCCGGACGGGCAAGGACTGCCCTGGGCTGCATTCAAAGAACTATGTCATCTGTTGAGCACACGCCAACTTACAGGTGATGATGCTCGTTCGGCAATTGAATTAGCCCTGTCAGCCAGCACAGGTGCACAGTGGAACGACTGGTACCGCCGTATCCTTATTAAAGATCTTCGTTGCGGAGTAAGTGAAAAGACTATCAACAAGATTAAGAAAAATGCGGTGCCTGTATTCGAATGCATGTTGGCACACGATGGTGCCAACCACGAAAGCAAAGTTTCCGGCAAGAAACTGCTAGAGCCAAAGCTAGACGGTGTTCGGGCCCTGCTGATTATTGACGCAGTTGCCAAAACTGCTGTAATCTATAGCCGCAATGGCAAGATTTTGGAAAACTTTGGGCACATTACCCGAGGTATTGAAGACAATATTGAATTGTTCGAACGCAGTGTTGTTATTGATGGAGAAGTTGTTAGTTCAAGTTTCCAAGCGTTGATGAAACAGGTACATCGCAAGAGTGATGCTGACGCAGCCGACGCACGTCTTATGGCTTTTGATGTTATTCCACTCAGTGAGTTCCGTAAAGGCAAAAGCGTCATGAGTCAACGTCGACGTAGTAATCTTCTACGCAGTATGAAACCTGTGCTAGACAAGGTTGGCGGTATTGACATTATCCCACAGCTGGAAGTTGATCTAGACACCGCCGTTGGCGAGATGCAATTCAAACAATACAACAAGGACGCTATTGATGCAGGATTTGAGGGCATTATGATCAAAGACATTGACGCACCTTATGTCTGCAAGCGCCATGTGGCCTGGCTCAAACAAAAACCATTTATTGAAGTAAGTTTAACTATTGTTGGTATTGAACCGGGAACAGGTAAAAATGAAGGCAAAATGGGTGCAGTTATCTGCGAAGGCGAAGAGGACGGCAAGTTTATTCGTGTTAACGTTGGCTCCGGCTGGACAGACGATCAGAGAGCCGAGATCGACGACGAAGTCATTGGTCAAGTCCTGGAAGTCCGAGCGGATGCAATCACTCAGAGCCAAGATAGTGAGGACGTATATTCTCTCCGCTTTCCACGAGCTCTTCGATTCCGTGGTTTTACAGCAGGAGAGAAACTATAATATGGACAGGAGAGCTAAAGAAATGGTCATTAACATACTAAAAGGAGAAAAGGTTTAATCGTGGCAAAAGAAGATGCAATTAGCTTCGAAGGCAAAATTGAGGAGTGCCTCCCAAACGCAACGTTTAGGGTAAAGTTGGAACAGGGTTCTGAAGTCTTGGGATTCATCTCAGGCAAGATGCGGCAAAACAGAATCCAGATTTTGTTAGGCGATAAGGTTCGTGTAGAAATGAGCCCTTACGATCTAACCAAGTGTCGCATTGTATATCGATCAAAATAAAAGAGTGTAGGCCAATGATCATATGATAACTGGTCTAATCACTAACGACTAAATTATAGTCAATAAAAAGCCCCTTTTGGGGCTCTTCATGTTTCCAAGTAGTTTTTCCACGAATCATGTGGAATATGTTCCCAACCCATCTTTTTGCGTCTTTCAACCAATTGGAAATAGTTAGGCTTCCATGGCTTGACTTTGGGAACGATCTTCTTGTTGTTACCCTTGTTGGCGTTACATGGGCCGCAGGCAGTAGAACTATTTTCCCAGGTTGAAGTACCGCCATGACTAGTTGGCACAACGTGATCCAAAGTGGCAGACTTTTTGCTAACAGCATCACCGCAGTACTGGCAAACATAATTGTCGCGCAGGAACACGTTGGCTTTGGAGTAGCGAACTGCGGTTTTTGGTTTTTGGTATTCAGTTAGGATCATAACCGAGGGTACGGCTGTTTCCCAAGTTGCAGAATGTACAATCCAATCGTCGTACCAATCCAGCACGATAGCCTTTTCGGATACCATGTAGCGAATAGCGTCCTGCCAGTTGATAATGCTCAGTGGCAACCAACTTACAGGATTTGCGTCAGCATTAAGTAAGAGTGTGCTCATAATTTAATATTTATTGTAGTGTTTCTACTCTATTATTTTAACAGAGTCAATATGGTTTTGTCAACCTAAATCTTGCTAATATCTAAGTCAGTGTCCACTGACATATTCCAAATGAGTCTACGCTCAACACCCTTACTTTGGGCAAATCTTTTGGTATCGCAATTAGAGCAGACATGGAAATAGTTGTTATTCAACCTGCGTTTATCCATGTGTCCCACGCTTCTTTCGAACTGACAATTGCAGCTATCACATTGAAATACAGCCAACGTGCTTGATCGTTGGTAGCTGTGTTCTAATCCCTGTTTACTGGAGCGTTTGTAGGTTTTTGTTATACGCTTTGTTTCTAAAAACATAAGTTATTTACATTCGGATTATAAAATTAAAAACTAAATATGGTAAAGCACAAGGAACATCCATGCCAATTCTCTACATCAATACAGGTACCAACAGCAACTCGGGCAACGGCGACAGCATCCGAACTGCTTTTACCAAAGTTAATCAAAACTTTACATCTTTACAGAACACTATTGATAATTCCCCTGCATTTAATCTTGATCCTGTATTTGACAGTATAACAGTAATAAACACCTCGACCCTTCTTGGTGATGTATATTTAAATACCAGCAGTGCACGTCTATCATACGATCCGGTAACAAACGGTATAGCATTAAACTTTTTTCCAATTTTAGGAAGTTACAAGTTTGTTTTTAATAACTTGATTACTCCTAAGAATGCGCTGATAGGATCTACGTCTACATTCATCTATTCTCCTAAGATTTTCTTAGAGGAAGTATCTAGTACTTCTAGTAGTATCACAACCGGGTCTGCAAGAGTAGTTGCTGGCCGATCTCAGATGCTGTTGAATACAGATGCTTTACCTGGAAATAACAGGGGTGCTGTTGCGTCTATTGGTACAGTTGATATTATTAATTCAGCAACATACCTAGCTGGCGTAGGAGCGGTATCTACTAACGGTTACATGCCCAGTGTTGGAGTTTATTCAGCTAGCACTGGTACACCTTTTACCATTACCACAACTAGCGGCCGATCACAAGATTACGCAATAGGATTGGTATCATTGCGAGGCCCAGAACTTACTGGGGTGTTGGCCAACAGTAGAGGTGTTTGGATTAACGGTGGCCCTGATGGAGTTAACATCGCCAATACCAGTCACAGTTGGCAGTTTAATGCCAATGGTGGTATAGTATTCCCTGACGGAACAATTCAAGGTTCTGCCGCCGGTCTTATCACCGGATTATCTGATAGATTAACATCCGGAACCAGCGCTCTGGTCTTGACCGGTCAAGGCGTATTGACCTTAGATCAACAGGGAGCATACAACGGCGAAGAAGTTCCTGGTACATTATTTAGGATAGACACTGATCAGCCTAATTACACACAGGTAACTGTGCAGAATATAAACACCGGTACTACTGCAACTAGTGATATTATCTTTATTCGCAACAACGGTAGTGTGGAATCAGCAACAGGTTTACTAGACATAGGTATCAATAGTTCTAACTACGTAGAAGAAGAGAATTTTGGTGTGCACACACCTGGTTCCGCTTACATTTTTACCAATGATGCAGACCTAATCATCGGTACACAGAATCCCGGTAAACGACTAATATTCCATGCAGGGGGATCAACTACACTAGACAGTGCAGGCTACTTAGATGATTCTGCTTGGGTATTCAACCGTGCAGTTCAAACTATTATTGGAACACCTGGCCCGCTGAACTTTACAGTTCGCAATACACTGAACAACAGTGCGGCACAGGCCATTTATCAAGCAATGAATAACATTGGTGATTATGTACAGTTGGGTATTAACTCTACTAATTCCGGTACTAGCTATGGCGCTATTGGTCCCAGAGATGCGTTTGTTCACATAGACGGATCTACTGCTACGCTACATATCGGCAGCAGCGGAAATCTAGTGTTTTGGAGCGAGGAAAGTACAGGCGGATACAATAACGGAACTACTGCTACTCTGGTAATGAGCAAGTTAGATCGTAGCAGCACATTCGGCGGCCACCTATTACCAGCAGAAAATCTTTCTTACGATCTAGGTTCAAGCAGTACACAATGGCGCAGTCTATGGGTAGGAACTAGTACAATCTATATTGGTAAGGTTCCTCTAACAATAGATACTGCTACTAACAAATTGATTGTTGGATCTACTAATCTCTCTACCTCCACTAATCTTGCTACAGAGTCGTATGTAATAGATTATGTTGCAACGCACGGTGGCAGTGGCGGTGGCGGACTATCCATATCCGACTTTGGTCTTGGCTTTGTCAACAACCTAGACAATGGAAAGATCACCACCAGTAAACTGTACAATAAAAATCCCAACCCGGGACTTAACAATCAATACACATTAGAAGTTACCGACGGCGGTGTTGTGGCGTTGCCGGATGGTAGCATTATCAACGGTGCTACACTAAAAACTGTAGCAGGCAACTATGCTGGTATCACAGCTGGCCCGCAAGGTGCTGATGAAGATTCATGGATGTGGGTAGACAACGATGGTGCTACGATCAGTACAAAATATAGTACAGATCAGTTTACTTGGAAGTTTACCAACAGTGGTACCTTCACACTACCCTATGGACAGAGTATCGGTAGCGGCACCTTAGACGGTATTAAACTAACTACCGACCGCGGCACAGTACTATTTGGTAATACTCCGGAGTGTGTGCCGACCTTGGCAAGTCATTTCCACATCATGCGTGATGACCCTACCACTGTAGATTTATTCTTTGGTGATGACTACAACTATGTTAAGTTACCCTATTATTCAACTTTAACAAATGTGGGTGTAGAGATCAACGCAGACGGATACTCTTGGCAATTTGATAAAAGTGGTGTGCTGACAGTCCCTAGTGGCATGACTATAGGTGACGAGGGCGGTGGCCAAGGCATCTACGGAAGTGACAACGCCTCAATAGGCGTCGGAGCACAAGGATCAGGAGGTTCGGTCTCTTTAGTATGGGTAGACAACCGCTCAACTATAGGTTCAACAAGCACACAAACACAAGTTGCGGGAGTTATCCTTAATAGTCCATTAGCATCAAGCAGTGGTACTGTACAAATAGCAACAGGATTAGCTACTGGTCTAACAGTACAGAACGTTTGGGAATTTGGCGCGAACGGTAACCTAACAGTTCCAGACGACATACAAGATGTCAACGGTTCTGTAATCCGTGTAGCAACTACCAGCACAGCACCTACAAGAGTCAACGGACAATTATGGTTCAACAGTGAAGAAGGACGAACTTACATCAAGTATAATGGCCAGTGGATTGATGCTAGTCCTACAATAGTTCCGAGACCTGAAACATATCTCGGTAATATTACTATCGATGACGATATACTAAACATCAACGGTAGTACACTCACAATCAGCAACACTGGCACACTATTGGTCAATGGTGCTGAAGTAACTGGCAGTGGTAGTAGCGTTAGTTTCGAATATTCCACAGTTCAGGAAGGCCTCTCTGGGGGCGATGGTGTGACTTCTATCACAGGAGATCACGCTTATGACACCGGAGTAGGATTGACTAGTGAGAAGTGGGCACAGTTAATGTGGGTTCCCGATACCAGTGTGGTAACTGTTGATGACATCGACGACGGGCCTGCTGTATATAACTGGGCGTATGTTGACGACTCTGGATTTATTGTTGAAACAGACGACGGCACTGATGAATACAGGTGGAAATTTAATAAAGATGGCGTACTAATGCTACCAAATGCGGGCGATATCCAACGCAACGGCATTAGTGTGTTAGGCGGTGGTAGTGCATCTACTAATTCTATAAATTCAGGTAGTTACAGCGTATCTATAGTTGATAGTGGTGTTGTCACAATGGCAACGAGTCGTGGAAATATAGAGTTTGGCGCATTACCAGAACCGGGCGGACCAAGTCACTTCCATATTATGAAGGCATCATCATCTACTGATGTAGATCTATACTTTGGTGATGACTACAACTATGTGCTACAGCGTGGCAATTCTATGTCAGAGTTGGCAGGACATACGAACGATTACGGTGTTGAAATTGGCACTAGAGATTTAAGCACAGGAACTAGCCAACAATATGTTTGGCGTTTTGGCACAGATGGTAGTTTAACACTGCCAGATGGTGGTCCAATACTGTTTGGCGGTAATAACTGCCAAATACAAGCGTTACAAGGTTTCACCATCTCCAGTGACGGAGGTATCGTAGTAGAAGTAATTGATAAACAATGGCTCTTTGGCCCTGATGGTGAACTAACATTACCAGACAACGCACCTGTAATTCGAGGTGGCGGCACAGGTACTGATGTTACAGTCATTGCTAGTGATGGTACTAATACTAGCACTTGGGTATTTGGTGCCAATGGTACATTAACATTACCAACATTTGCCGGTAGCCCGAGCATTGTAACAATTGAATCATTTAGCAACGTTTCTCTAGGATCTAATCTTTATTATTGGAACTTTGGCACAGATGGTAATTTAACATTCCCTAACAATTCAAAGTTTGATGGACAGACTTTAACCGACCATTCTTCTAGTACCAATTATACCTTAAAGATTGCCAACGGTGGCGGTGCTGGTAGTGTATTTGGTATAGGCACAGGCGATGCCACATATGGCATTGCCAACGATGCTCTCAATCACGCACTGAACGGATATGTTCCTTACACTGTAACTGCTCAACGCATTGACTTAACAGTTCCAGGTGGCGGAACTTGGACCCTTGACTCAGATGGTACAACAGCGTTTCCAGATAATACACTTCAATCACCTCCTGGTGAATATCTCATCATACAGAGTGATACCAGCGTGGCATTACAGTGGGCAACAACTGGCACCATCGCATTACATCCAACTCAATCCAGTTTTGAAGTAGGTGCTTTTGGAGCTGTTATCACAGCCACTACCGGCACTGATGTTGGCTCTCAGGTTGGTTCCGCTTGGACTTTCTTGCCCAACGGTAATATGAGATTCCCTGATAGCACAGTACAGACCACAGCCTATACCGGAACCGTTGCCTACAGTAATATAACAGGCGCTCCTACACCGACTTACACATCTACTTACACAGGGTGGTTCAAGGCCGCGGGAACAGTGGTTCAACTAGATACATTACTTGCTAGAATTAACAGCACCGGCACTATGCAGATTAGTTCAACTATTGTAGAAACAATTGGACAAGGTTCAGCATTTGCTTGGAACGGTGTTAGAAATAAAGGTGCTACTATGAGTAGTTTTGGACAAGGCGGCACAAACTGGGTAATGCCAGGTGACTGGTTAGATATCAGTGCTACTCCGTTAGACAACGAGTTTGAAGTTGCCACGGTCAGCGTGTTCAAATTAGGTGGAACGGGTAGTTTATATCGTATAACTTATGTCGGCGCTACAAATAATAAATGGTCAGTGAATATTGAACGTGTGGCACAAGGATAATTAATGTCTCTAATATTAAATTCAGGATTTACCATAGGCCCGGGCGTAGTACTAGATGCTAATCCTTATATCCCGCCATCCGTTGTCAGCAGTGGATTGGTGCTACATCTAGATGCCAGCAACCCCTACTGCTATACCGGAGCAACAGGTATAGTACCACATCTAAACCCAATTGATGATTTGTCTACCTATGCGGGTTATCCCTATGCCCAAGCCGGCTATGTTCAAAATCCAAGTTACAGTATAACCTGGACTGATGCTGGAGCAGCCAGTTACTTTACCTGGCCCAGCAATACCTATGCTGATGATTTCATCAATATAACTGAACAACGCATCTATAGAGTCTTTACCATAGTATTCCAACCAGATTTTGCAGCCAATGGATTTGGTGGGCTATTTGGCATGACCACAGACAAGAGTATGCGATTCTACACTGGTGTCAACGGTACAGGACCTTGGGTTGCGGCCAATCCAGGCAACGGAGACGATTGGGCCGACAATCCAACTACCTATTACATAAACGGTCAGGTCAGCGACACCACAGTGGCAGGCTGGAACATCATGGGCGGAGCAAAAAACAACGTAGGATTCCCCGAGCCTTCAGATTTAAGGATTGGTACCAGTTGGTACCAGAATCGCGGCTTTCAAGGTAAGATTGCAGTGGTTCTAATGTATGACAGAGTGCTAACAGACCAAGAACAACTACATAACTATAATGTTCTACGAGCAAGATTCGGACTATAATAGGGTAAATACAGATATGACAGCAATAACATTTCCACAAAATCCCACAGTAGGGCAGGAATACATTCCCAATAACGCAGCAGTTTATGTCTGGGTAGGGAATAGATGGAGCACAGCATGGCCTGTAGTACACGGGCAAGCAAATTCAGTGGCAGAAGGCGGCGATGCCTTTACAGTATATAACGATTTAACAGATAACACCATAGACGGTGCCGGAGCATAAACAATGACAACAAGAATCAAATTACGCAGAGATACCAAAGCAAACTGGGCTAATGTAAATCCTATATTAGCCGCAGGTGAAATGGGTCTTGAATCAGGCACACGCCGAACTAAAATTGGTGATGGTCTTACACCTTGGAACGGACTAGAATACACTTTTGGTGATTTAGAAGTCACTGGTAAAAAAATCAACGGTGAACTAGGTGTCAGCATTGCTAGTCAAGATCCAGAAACATGGATCAGCAAGGTCAAAGCTAAATCAAACTGGGCAGGTACTCGTGGTGTTGCTTATGACAGTGCAGGTAACCTGTACCTATGCGGTTGGGAAGAAACTGGCTATGACCTAAACAATGGTGGTGGTGCCGGCATAGGATACCTAATCAAATTCGACAGTCAAGGCGCTGTATTATGGGACAAATATATAAGCAATTTATCAGTAGAGGGCTACTCTAGTAATGAAGGCGTGGCTGTAGACAGCGATGACAATGTTATCGTAACCACAAATGATTGGGACAGTGATAAATTCCTCATTACCAAGTATACATCGGAAGGTGAGGTAATTTGGCAAAAGACCTACACTGACAGCTATATAAATGTAGACTGCGGAAATGTGGCCGTTGACAGCAACAATGATATCGTCGTTATTGGCCTAAGAGACGATCCAAATAACAGCAATTATGAAGCTGTATTTGCTATGAAGGTTGTAGGTACCACTGGTGCTGTGAGTTGGACTAAGACCATGGGTCGAAATTCTAATGCCTGGCAACCTAGCCTGGCTATCGACGGTGCTGATAATATTGTCATTGCCGGTATGGACGATGATGACAACAATGGACAGGCTAATATTGCTAAATTGACTTCATCTGGTAGTCCGGTCTGGAGCAAGACTCTACGCAACCAAGAAAGCGAGTGGAATGGCTATGAACTAACTTTGGGCAGTATTGATGCAGATGCAGACGGAAACATCTACTTTGTGGGCAGTTATGTAGTTCCTAACTTTGTTGTAGATATACAAGGTGATACAGAAGACGGTCGTGCTGGATTGATCTTAAAGATGAACAGCGGCGGTGTTGTTCAGTGGAGCAGAATCGTAGGACCCGGTGACTGTAACGACCTAGGCGCATCAGTGGTCTACAAGGCAGGCAAATTGTATGCCACATTCCAAACTGAACGCAAGTACTACAAGAAAGATTTTACAAGAAATAACTTTGAGGGATATACTACACAAGAAATTGTCTTAGCCTGCTATGAAGCAGATACTGGCAAGGTCCTATGGGGCAACAACTTTGGCCCAGAAATGCTATGGGGCTATGCTAACCCAAACGGCAATGCAGACAACAGTCAAGATGAGGAAACACGTTTTGGTAGATTGATTGCTGTTCACGGCGATTATGTTACAGTAGCAGGTCAGGCAGGCGAATATAGTCGTGTTGAAGACAATGAAATACGCAGTTACAGTTTCCTAGCACAACTTCCGGCCAATGGCCTAGAAATGGACCTAGCAGGGTGGTCCTACAAGAAAACCAAACATGGTAGTGCATATGCACAAGCCCAGATAGAAGACTTCACTGATTATACCATAAACACCACTACAACTATCACAGTGACCGGCACCGACCAATATCTACCAACAAATACAGCAACTAACGTTGTTGTTGAATTGTTTGCCTCGGGTGCCAATCAGTGGGACTTTAAACCCAACGGTGACCTAGCATTACCGGTTGGCGGTAACATTGAAATTACTCGCCCTGCACACGGCAGTGTTAATGTTGTTGGCTATTTTGACAGCTACAACATCAACAATATTGGCAACTATTTTAATAGTGTAACCACAGATGCTGATGGTAATCAATACTATGTCGGTGTGTGGAATTGGCACGACAACAGCACCCCAAATGGCAACTCATTCATGCCATTGGTGGTCAAAGTCAATGCTCAAGGACAGGTAGAATGGAAAGTTCGCCTAAGCAATAACTATCTATATACAAATGATGCTGTGTATGGACCGGCTACAACAGTGGCCTACGACCCAGCCAGTGGCAACATTGTGGTTGTATGTGCAGATTCAGGCGAAGGCAATAGCGAACAGATGTTGATTGTTGACCTAAATCCTCTTGATGGCAGTGTTGTTGAAGATCATCGTTATAGTGGACCAGCTGACATTGTTGTCAGAGGCATGGCAATCAATACTCTAGGTGAAAGATTCATCACTGGTAGTATAGAAGGCAATAACTCTATATCCTTTACACTGACCAACACCATGCTAGCATCAACTAGCACAGTTGATACTGTAATGGTCCCTAGAACATTATTTGACGGGGAAGAAGCTCCAAGCTGGAGTCGAGGCACTGAAGGTTGGCAACTAGCTCTTGGCAATAATCTTAGCCAGATTGATTATTATACTACTGCTACAGGCGTAGTCCAAGAAGGTAGCGGTGCTGCATTTGATATAACTATCGACGGTGTCGGCGTTATTACCAGTTCTACTGTAAATGCTGGTGGTACAAATTATCGAACAGGACATAAGATTTTATTGCCTTACACAGCATTTAGCGGTACTGACACCAATGCTGACATTATCCTTACAGTCACATCAGCAACAAACGGTGTTATTGAAACAGTGGCTGCTGGTTATTATGGCAGCGGTGGTGGCTCTACGGGCACTTACACAATAGTCACAGGTACTAACTATCAAGTAGGTAGTGGATTTACCATTGGTGTACAAGTTAACGCCAATACTTCAACTAATAACTTAATAGTTTATCACGGTAACGGTGGCACTAACTATGTAGCAGGCGATGTGATTACATTCCCCGGAACACAGTTCGGCGGTACCAGTACCGCTACAGATCTTGTGATCACAGCTCTACAGGTTGGGGGATTTACGGGCGATGTACAGCCAGTCGAAAACACTGGTTATGCTGTAACGGCTCGTGGTACAAGCCCATTAACCTATATTAGATTGAAGTTTACTGGTGCTAACTTTACCGCAGGCGGTCCTAACTACACGCTAGATCACTTCACAGATGCCAACTCATTCTTGGCCAAGTTTGTGTCCACAGCCACAACCAGTACTAGTCTAGTTTGGGCTCAGTGGATACAAAAATCTTTCTATGACCAAGGTAGAGCAGTTGATTATGACAGTCAAGGAAACTTATACTGGTTCAGCAGTATCTATGACGAACAAGTTGTAGGTACAGACACCAATTATGATCAGCGTGCTGTGGTTACTAAACTATCCAGTACCGGTACCGCAGTATGGAGCAAATCTTACAATATAGACGGCTACGAAGGCAACCCTAGTGGCCTACAAGTAGACAGTGAAGACCGTGTAGTCATATCTTTTTTAAACTGGGATAACAACAACTCACAATGGAATCAAACAGTTAAAAGATTGGATTCTAACGGTAGCGCTTTATGGACTCAGCAATTCCAATTAGATGGCGGTGAAGGCGCTGGAGGTGGATTGGCTCTAGACAACGATGACAACATCTATGTTAATACGATCAACTATGATAGTCAAGATTCTGTTTCCTGGACTGCTAAACTGGACATTCAAGATGGTGACACAATTTGGCAACAAGAAACTTCTCATGAAGGTCGAGACATATATACAGGTTTTCAGAATGATACCGGATCTATTGCTGTAGACAATGACAAGTATTATGTTGGACATTACACATTTGACATGGATGGTACTGAAGGCAATGCCCTGGCAGTGGCATTACCAGCAGATGGCAGTGCAGAAGACACTCATCACGGACCGTTTGCTGTAAATGCAGTATCTTACAACGTTAATGGTGGCGACGGCGATGGTAGTTTTGATGCTCCTGTGACTAGATCATATGAAGTGACTACTGCTACAAGTTTGCTATCATCGATCACAGACAGAGAACACATCAGAAGTTGGATTGTATCTGATCCTGTCAGCAACTACCCAGTGTATACCAAGAGTGATGCTGGTATTGTATTTGGTGACGGTACAGTACAGACCACAAGTGGACAGGGCTTGCCACAAGTTCGACTAAATCGTTATAACAAATACACCAAGTTGAAACTCAGCGACTCTGGCAAGCACCTGTATGTAAAAAACAACGACCAGATCATTGAGGTTCCAACCTACAGTGAAGTACAATTCCCAGTGGGCACAATGATCACTGTGGTTAATATCAGTGGTGGCAGTGTGTATATTGTAGCGGCACAAGACGACTACAGAACTAACCTATATTGCCCACCATTAGATGGCAACGAAGGCAGTGATAACAATATCAACGGTTTTAGATTCTATGACAGCGGCGGCAGCGCCTTTATTACACTATTAAAAGTGGAAGAAAGCCACAGCAACGGTAGTCGTTGGATTGTCAATGGCAATAACGCCTACACTGCCTACGACATTAATCCACTAAATCCATAATAGATATCAATAATTTGTAAAGGGAGTTATCATAGCAGTTAAATACTGCTATGACAACCTCACACTGGGCTCAACGCAGCCAACATTGGAACCGCAGCCAACCGCCACTACGACCCGATCCTGCGGCCGTACAGCTAATACAAGACCTAATTGGTAATACCACCAGCGATATCTTATTGCTGGGTGTTACCCGTGAACTAACTCAAGCATTTGAAAATCTAGTAGCAGTAGAACGCGAGACAGGCATGATCAGTAATGTTTGGCTAGGCGACACAACAACCAAACGAGTAATACACAACGATTGGTTAAAGGTACAGTTTCCACACGAACGCTTTGGCGGTGCTGTGGGAGATGGCAGTATCAATCAAGTGGCATTTCCACACGATCAACTCGAGTTATTAGATCGTATCCTAGACTGGTTAGAACCCGGAGGCGTCTTTGCCTGCCGTATGTACACTCGTCCAGATACACCCGTCACCTTGGATGACCTACGTAGAGAAGGACTTAATCCTACAATTAATTGGTCAGCATATCGTCGTTTGTTAACCATGTACCTAGCAGAAATAGAAGGGCAGACTATACATACACGCAACATCACAGCAGTATTTGATGAGTTGTTTCCAGATCGTAGTATACTGCCTTGGACACAGCAAGAACTAGAAATGATTGATACTTACGCTAACAGCAAACTACAAAGTTGTTTGCCCACACGCAAAGAACTAGAACAGATTATTCCTAGCAGAGCAAGAGAAGTACAGTTCCTTGATGTAGGCAATTATGACCTAGCCTACTGTTGCCCAATATTAACATTTAAAAAATAATATGACACAAGAACTAGCAAAAGAAATCAAAGACTGGGCAGGCTATCTAGACCGCACACAGTGGTACAGCCTAGCAGATTTAGAAAAGATACAAGAGATGGGTTTGAAGAAGATTGTACTACACCATGCAGTACAAAGTCCTTGGTTCAAAAAGTACATTGCTGATCAAGGACTATCTCCTAAAGACTTGTACACACTGGAAGGGCTAAAAAAACTACGCCCTATGACCAAACGTGATATACAAGATGCCGGCAAGGATTTTTTTGCCGTAAATGTGCCAGATGTACACAAACCTGCTAGAGAAATTAGTACCAGCGGATCAACGGGACAACCCATTACTACACTAAAGACACAACTAGATAATATCATTTGGCATGCTATGACCATGCGTGATCACAGTTGGTGGGGACGCAATGCCAAAGATCAAAAACTCACTGCTATCAAAGCAGGTATTAAGATAAGAGTAGAACACAGCATGTGGGGTGCTCCGATGAGTATTTTTGTTAACACAGGCGCAAGTCAAGGCCTACCGGTGTGGCTAACCACAGAAGAACAATTAAAAGCAGTTGAAGAATTTCAACCAGATATTATGATCCTACACGCTGGTGTGCTCATGGGATTTGTTACCCTGTGGGAGCGAAAAGGCTACACACTGACTAACTTAAAACATTGCCGTAACATCAGTGATACCGTTAGTGACGAGTTGAGAGATAGATTTAGAGCCCTTAGTGGGTTAGAGATCGAAGACAATTATAGCTGTAGCGAAACAGGAACTGTGGCTATTCAGTGTCCTGTTAGCAAACTTTATCATACTATGATGGAAACGCTGATAGTTGAAGTTCTAAACAAAGACGGTAATCCTTGTCAAGAAGGTGAAGAAGGTCGCATCGTTATCACGGACTTGTATAATACAGCTAATCCTATTATACGCTACGACATAGGTGATTATGCCATTGTGGGCGGAGATTGTGCCTGCGGTCGTAATCACAGGACATTTACCCGAGTGTTAGGTCGTGAGCGTAATCTGCTTAAACTGCCCAATGGCGACAAGTTCTGGCCTAGAGCGGGCCGTTATGAAATGCAAAAAGTAGCACCTGTGCGACAATGGCAAATTGTACAACACGCTCTAGACGATATTGAACTCCGTGTGGTTACAGATGAACCTCTAACTGATAAACAGAGAGAAGATCTAGCAGAAGTTTTTAGCAATGCTATTGAAGAATTTGCTCCTGTGCGAGTTACTTGGTACAAAGACAGTATTCCGCCAAATGCAGGTGGTAAGTTTGAGGAGAGTATATGTTTGGTAAATTAATTTTTGGATTGTTATTCTGTGCGTCAGCAACAGCACAGCCTATTAAAATGGTTGTGCCATTCAGCCCAGGCGGTCAAGTTGATATTATTACTCGTGAAGCAGAAAAGATTGTCACACAAGAAATGAAACGACCTGTTGCTGTAGAGTATAGACTAGGTGCTGGATCTAGTATAGGCATTACCAGTGTTGCCCGCACAAAGACCAATGAAGTCGTACTGATGTTTATAGATGCTAATGCACTGGCCAATGTTGTGGTCAGCAATAACTTAGACCTAGCAGATTTTAAGTTTCTAGGACTACTAGGCTCAACATCAACAGCACTGGCAGTGGTCAAAGGTAGTCCATATAAGAATTTAATATACTGGAAAACAGTGCCTCGTCCTATCAATGTAGGAACCAACGGCATAGGTAGCCCGCATCATTACTACACTTATAGTTTAGCCAAGAGCATGAATTTGCCTTTAGAAGCCATTCCCTACAAAGGCATAGCACCTGCCTTAAATGATCTAATGAACGGCAGTATTGATGCCATGTGGGGTAGTGTTGCTACACTATTACCCTTTGAACAAGCAGGTAAGATTGAGTTTATTGCTAATCTAAGCACACGCAGATTACCCTTAGCACCTAACATGCCAACTTTTACAGAACTAGGCTATCCTGGAGCAGGGGCCAGTACACATTGGATGATAGTAAGTAATGCTACAGCAGATGAAAATACACTGGGGCAGATTGCAGACCTATTCCGTAAGGTATCTCGAGATCACGATCTGTACACAAAGACATACATATTACCAGAATCTGGATCTGCCGAAGCCATACTCAAACTACGCATACAACAACAACGAGAGTTTGCCGAGATTATTCGGTTGACAAAAATAAAACAATAAGTAAAATATACTATACAATTCAAAAGGAGAATTTATGAAAAAATTAGTAATTGGGTTTTTAATGGCAGCAACATCTGCCCTAGCATTTGCAGACAACATTGTCATTGATCGTGCTTGGACCAGCGGATTAAATGGCGGTAAAGATGGCAACGGTGTATTAATGAAGTATGGTAAAACTCTAAACAAAAATTTAGAAGCAGACTTCCAATATCAAACTACCCAAACAGAAGGCACGAACTCGATGAACACACGATTAGAACTAGGTATCACTCCTAGTTACAATCTTGGATTTGGCAAACTATATACTAAAGTTGCTGTTGGTGAAAAATTCAACACTACAGGTAACTTTACCTATACAAGTATTGAGCCAGGCATTATTGTTCCGCTAGGCAACGGTTTTAGCACCAGAGTAGGATATCGATACCGCGATGCTGTAGACAGTGCTAAGTTTGCTGATCGCACTAATACCTGGAGAGTTGGTGTAAAGTATGATTTCAGCAAGCAGGATGCTGTGAACCTACGTTTTGATCGTGTTCGAGGTGATCAAGATCAAAATACTCTAGTATTGAGCTATATACGTAGTTTCTAATTTGCCAGTATACAACCCCAACAATGTTGGGGTTTCTTTTATCCGCAGTATCTTTGATTTTGTTCAGTGAGTTAGCATGACAGTTAACTTTAAAAGACGTTAAATACACTATGGAACTAATATTAATAACACTCTTAATGACACACTTGACCATAGTGTCAGTTACGCTATACTTACATCGCAGTCAAGCACATCGCGGCGTAGAATTTCACCCAGTAGTTTCACATGCAATGCGTTTCTGGTTATGGCTCACTACTGGTATGACAACTAAACAGTGGGTAGCTATACACCGCAAGCACCATCAAAATACAGACGTAGAAGGTGACCCACATAGCCCACACATATATGGCATTTGGAATCTAGTATTTGGCGGGGTTAAGTATTACAACCGAGCAGGAAGTGACGCAGGCATGGTTATGAAATACGGTATGGGTACTCCTAAAGATTGGATTGAACGTAAACTATACATTCCACACCATCGACTGGGCATTCTTGTAATGTTGGCCATAGACCTAGCATTATTTGGACTTTGGGGATTTTTAGTGTGGGGCGTACAGATGATATGGATTCCATTCTGGGCCGCTGGATTTATCAACGGAGCAGGACATTGGTGGGGGTATCGCAATACTGAGACCAATGACAAAAGCACCAATTTGATGCCAATAGGTATATGGATTGGCGGCGAAGAACTACACAATAATCACCATGCAGACATTGCCAATCCCAAGTTCAGTCGTAAATGGTACGAATTTGACATAGGCTGGATGTATATTAAAGGGCTGGAGTTTGTAGGTTTAGCCAAGTTAAAAGGTTAAATAGTAGATTATGAGAGCAACTGAAATTATCCGTGGTGTACTTGATCTAATTGATCAACTAGATTGTGCCCAACAACCTGAGCCAGAGGTTGTGGCAATAGTACCTGTTGAAGAACCCGTTCAAACAGGTGTAGATACCAACAGATTTAAACAGATCTTTGATATTCTAAGCGCAGAACGAGCACAAATGTATGACAACAGCCCTGCAGAAGTGGTGGCAGGCATTGAATCAGTTACCACACACGCTGGCGGCGGGTGGAATGGCCCCAAGGATCCCGCTGATATACGAGCAGACAGCGTGAGCATGTATCCAAACTTCCAAACAAAATAAGGAACTACAATGACTATTCTAGTTCAAAGTTTCCTTAACAGTGCTACACGTTTATCCACTACGGCAACCACCGCAACCACAGTTGCACAACTAAAAACATTGGTAAATGCTATAGAGGGTGTCAGCACCTCTATCATGGAATTTTACATTAAGAATGATGCTACCACCGCTACAGTATTGGTCAGTGGTACATTGGGATCTTATGGTATCACCACTGCTACTACAATTTACAGTAGTAATAATATTTCAACTGCTACAAACAAAGTAGATAGACAGTTAGCTAAACTAGAACTAGCACAGTTACGCAGACAAGCAGCCGGCAGTACAACTACAAACTATTATAGAAAACTCAACACCTATGATATAGATTTGCTAGCAGACAAATATATCAGTAATACCAGCACCGTGGGTACTACCAGCACATTGATTATTGGACGTCCTTGGACTGGTGTTGATCAGGTATATACAAATCTAATATTCACCTACGGTGAAGCTACAATCAGTTTTACTCTAAAAGCCAATGGAACTTTTGAAAACGTTACTTGCCCATATGGTGCTGGCGGGTATCCCTATGGTGAGGGTGTTGTTCCAGTGATTACAATGCCAGGTAATCAGTTGACAGGAGGCACAACGCCTGCCAACGATATACAGTGGGAATACACTGTTGATGTACCCGGCGGAGCAATAACTAGCTTTACGTATAGATCAGGTACTCCTCCTTAAAATATGGGCGTTCTAAATCCTAACAGCACCGGTTATGTTCACCCAGATGAGCCTAACCTACTAAACGTACACAAGGCAATGACCTACAATGATGCAGGTGAGCCAGTCTTACGAGTCTTAACATACAGCGGTGGAGATACAATGGATTTAACAGCACTGAGTGTAACAACAACCACAGCATCAAATGGTGGCAGTTTAAGTTATGACAACACCACTGGTGTGTTTACATTTGCTCCAGCCAACGAGTTAAAAAATCTATCAGTGGGCAACGATCCCAATGCTGATCCAGCAGACACCAACCTACAGACTATCATAGGTAGTGTCAACGGCGCTGACATTGTACTCGAACCACTCAACGGCAGTGTGCGTGTACCTGCTCTTAAAATTGGCAGTTTAGGCTCAGTAGTCAATACCACCTTAAATATTGAATCCTATATCACAACCTATGAGTTGACCAGCATAGTTGACTCTAGCACTGGCACCAACGATGCGTTGGCCATTGGTGTCTACGGTAATATCAACGGTGTACCTGCTCCTTGGACAGTATTTGAACTGAGTCCAGGCGTCAGTGGTACTCCTATCAGTGCTATTGAAATTGACGACAAACTAACTGGAGCAGGCATTGTTCCCAGCACAGTTAAAGATCGTGGATTAGGCGGCCCCGGCGGTGGCGATACTTCAACTTGGAATACCTATGTCATAGTTGACTTAGATCTAGCAGGACTGGGACAGGTACTGCCTTTACCGGGCGCAGTATTCAACCTTACTCGTCCTCTGGACAAGGCCAACCTAAACATTCAAAGTGCTCAGGGCACAGACATCTTCCTTGACAGCACTGGACTAGGTGATGTTATTGTCAACACCAACATACTGCCAGTGACCACCAACATCAGCAATCTAGGTTCACCAACCAAACGCTGGAAGTCAGTTTACATCGGTCCGGGCACTATCTATGTGCTAGATGAAACTCTGGGCAAGGACATTGCCATTGGTGCCCGTGATGGTCTGTTGTATGTACAAAACGGTTCTGGACTGACAGTGGGCGAGTTTACTTTAATAGACAATCAGATTAGGATTGCTAACTCTGCTCGTGATATGATCATAGGCTCAACAGGTGCTACAGCCAGTGTAGTATTCAATCGTGCTATCAAAGTTAAAAATAATCTAGGAGCACTGGCTTTTGAAGTTGACAGAGACGGTATTACTTCTATCTTTACGCCTAATGGTGCTGACCCCAACAAAGGCACACTAAACATCATTGGTACTGCCAGTGGACTAACACAGCCCCGCGGCGCACTCTACGATGGTACACTGTTACACCTAACAGCACAAGACGGTAAAAGCAGTCGTATAAGTTCAGACAGTTTTGGCACAAATGTTTATCCGCTGTATGCGGGTCGTGCGGCCCGTGGCACAGTGACTGCTCCTACAGCATCACAAAGTGGAGACATACTATCACGCTTTTCAGCAGTAGGATATGGTACAAGTCAGTATATGACTGGTATCAGCCGCTTTGATGCTGTGGCCGCAGAACCATTTACTAATACTGCCTCAGGCACTAAGTTTGTATTTTCTACTACTCCTGTTGGCAACACGGCTACACAAGTATCAGCCACTGTCGACAGCACTGGCATAACCTTTGCCGGAGCAGTAGACACCGCAGCAGGCGTTACATTCCGCAATGGTGATAGACTGACCTACTTCCCAACACCTCTGGGGCAGACTAACTTATGGTTAAAATCAAACGGATCTACAATGTCGTGGCAGGCATTGCCAGTTACAGAAAATCCAATCATCTACAAAGGATCCTGGAACGCATCCGGCAACTCTCCAGCATTGAGTACTACAACTCCTGTGGGATTAATATCAGGTTGGGAATACAGTATCAGCACAGGCGGCACACAGAACATCAATGGCACAGGGGATGTAACCTATGCCGCAGGTGGATTTGTCATATTCAACGGCGCCACTTGGGATTATATTCCTCCAGTTACCGGTGTTGTTAGCATACAGTTTGACGGTGGTTCAGTTCAAACAGGTGTGGTACAAGTTCAAAGTTCAGACATTACCAGTACATTAAATACAGGCAGTATTGCCAATGCTAAACTAACCAACAGTTCAATAACAGTTACAGCAGGTACTGGACTATTAGGCGGTGGCACAGTGGCATTGGGTGGATCAATAACATTATCTAACAATGGTGTAGTTGGTATATCCGCAGGTACAGGCATTGGTGTATCGGGCACCGGCACAGTTACAATATCCAACACAGGTGTATTAAGTGTTACAGGCACTAATCATATATCTGCTAGTGTGGTCAGTGGTGCTGTCACAGTTACCAGTGATGCTACTGCTAATGATACCAACAACACAATAGCATTAAGAGACGGCTCAGGCGGACTAATAGCCAAAGACTTCTCAGCCACACGAGATGCCACACTCAGCACAGATCACGGTCCTTTCAACTTTGGTGATTTGAGTTACAGTGATACAGGTATTATGGCTGACTTTAGCATGTCAACCAACAGTTACAATCAGATAATACTACAGAATAGAAGCGCAGGGGCCGCTGCCAGTACCAACTACATAGTCAGCAACAATCAGGGCACAGCCTCTACCTACTACGGTGAGTTTGGTATGAACTCAAGTGGGTTCAGCGGCGTTGGTAGTTTTGCTCTACCTAATGCTGTTTACCTTGCATCAGTATCCAGCGATCTAGTCATTGGTACACTGGGCAACAACACCCTTCGCATAGTAACCAACAACAGCAGCACAGATGCTGTCACTGTAAATGCTTCGGGTGTAGCCACATTTGCCAATCAGATTGTAGGCAGTATCAGCGGAAGTGCTAACAATGTTAGACAGAATCTCACAGCCGGTACAGGCATATCATTTAGCACGGGCACTACTTATAATGGAAGCACTGCTATCACTATCAATGCTACTAATACAGCCACAGGCACAGTGACCAGTGTTAGCGGTACAGGCACAGTCAGTGGATTGACATTAACGGGAACTGTCACTACATCGGGTAACTTAACACTGGGCGGAACAATAGATAAAGCCAGCACCAGCACATTTGGTATTGCCAAGGTAGACGGCACAACCATCACAGCCAACGCAGGCGTTATCAGTGCTGTACCAACTGGCGTTGATAGTTTTACTTCTTTCGTTACCACGCAGACTACTACATTGGCTGTTGATATGACCAGCGGCCCAACTATGATATTTTGGCAACCCGGTGCCAACGGTAACAGAGCTATTACACTCAGCAACTTTACAGCAGGACGCAGGGTTAAAATCTTTATTACTCCACATCGTGTCCAGGACATATTCACATTTACCGGAGTCACAGCCAGTCAGTGTAGTAACGGTGTCATCACCTTTGTGCTAGGCGGCGGTGGAGTAGCACAGTCAAGTATGATGATTGAAGTATTATCAACTACCGCTGCCATCGGTGGTGTTTGGATATTTGGCTTTGGTAGTCAGTAAAAACAATTTATTAAGTAAATACATTATGAAAAAACTATTATTAACCCTACTAATTGCTGCCGCAGCATTACCAGCTCTAGCACAAAAAACACCCAAAGGCGTAACCTATGACGCACAGATTCTGCGTGTCAGCGACGGTGACACCATTGTTATCGCAGCACCATTTCTACCAGCACCATTAAAGCCAGAACTGGCAGTGCGTATTTTTGGTGTTGATACTCCGGAAAAAGGCTTCCGTGCTCAGTGCCCGCAAGAAGACCAACGAGCACAATTAGCCAGCAAGTTCACTAGCCAACTTATTGCTCAAGGCGGAAAGATTCAAGTCACTATGTATGCCTGGGACAAGTTTGGTGGTCGTGTGCTAGGAGACATTCTAGTCAACGGACAAAGTGTTCGTCAAGGATTGATTGCCAACGGATTTGCCCGTGAATACTACGGCGAAGCAAAGCAAAGTTGGTGCCAATAAACTAGACAACCAAACTATCTATCTGTTATAATATAGATACATTAAATATGTATCTATGAACAAACTTAAAATTGCCATTATTGACTGTATCGGTCTCAACTACGACGGTACTACACTCAAGAAAAAAGGAATCGGCGGCTCAGAAAGCTCAATTATATCAATAGCAGTAGAATTGGTAAAATTGGGCTTTGACGTTTCGATCTTTAACGATTGTGACAGTGAAGAAACTAAACCTGGTATTTACGACGGTGTCACTTACCGTCCTATTCGTGCACTGGGACTAGAAGATTACGGTTTTGACATTGTAATCAGTCAACGCACTCTAATTCCTTTTACACCTTTAGAACTTTATAATGAAGTTCGTCAGCCTGCACCTAGGGATTACGATCCTGCAATTTTTGCACAGGTCCAAAAACCAAATCAACTAAAAATACTTTGGCAACAAGATACTTTTATCTGGGGTGATCATATACTAGAAAAACTTCTAGTTGAAAAGCACCTAGACGAAGTGTTCAATATTAGCGATTGGCACATTTCCTATACCAGCAACAGTACACACGGTCCTCGCCGTAACTTTGAAGTCCTAAAGAACAAGATCTTTTCAACTAGAAATGCTATTAATCGCTGGATCGATTGGGTAGATATCAAGCAGAAAGATCCTAATTTGTTCGTCTATAATGCCAGTATTACCAAAGGCATGATCCCTCTTGTTACTAAGATTTGGCCAAAAATCAAACAGCGACTTCCTAATGCCCGATTAAAAGTTATTGGCGGATACTATAAGTTTAGAAATGAGATAGTAAGCGAAGCACAACAGAAAGTTATAGACTTGATGAAGAGCGTTGAACATGATACGAGTATAGAATTTACTGGTATTATTCCTCAACCTAAGATTGCTGAGATTATGGCACAGGCCAGCTATAATCTCTATCCAGGTGCATATCCAGAAACCAGTGGTATCAGCACTATCGAAAGTATCAACTATAATACTCCTATCATAGGTACACGATTTGGTGCCATGGAAGAAAGCGGTACAGATGCTGCCTGTTATTTTATTGACTATGCTATTGAGCCCAATGGACTTTTTCCATGGATCAATACAGATTGGCAAATAGATCGTTATGTTAATCTTGTACTTGGCGTAGTAAGCAATCCCTACTTACATCAACAAAAGCAGTATGCTTGTAATGCTGCCAAAGATATCTCAACTTGGGACACAGTGGCCCTACAATGGAAGCAGCACTTCTATAGTGTATTTGATTTAGAACTGGCTGCTGAAGAAAAAGAACGAGCTGACTGGATCAACTATCGTGTGCACAAGGTCTTCGGTCGTAGAATTATCAATGCTGAAGAAATTATTGTGCCAGCTAAGCCGACTGATCCTGTATTGCCATTAGTACAGAGAACAGCTCGCATGGCCATCATTGACATTGTAGGCATGGCTTATGATGGAGCTACGCTGAGTCGTAAGGGCATGGGCGGCAGTGAGAGTGCAGTTATTTTAGTAAGCAAAGAGCTGGCCAAAATAGGCATTGATGTAACAGTGTACAATGCCTGCGATGAAGAAGATTATCAACCAGGTGTCTATGACGGAGTAACATATAAGCCCCTTAGCGAAATTAAAAATGATCCAGGCGGGTACGACATTGTAGTCAGCAGTCGAGTAGTGACTCCCTTTATCACCGAGCCTTGGTATGGATATCCTCAAACTACCAATCGCAAGTTTGACTACGAGGACTTTAAGCGCATTAGAGAAACAGCCAAGCTAAAAGTATTTTGGATGCATGATACATTCTGCTGGGGCGACGACATCCTAGAAGACCTAGTGGTGCACGGTCCTATTGACGAGATATGGACACTTAGTGACTTCCATGCTATGTATGTAATGAACTGTTCACATCCCAAGATGCGTAACTACGAAGTACTGCGTCGTCACATGTGGACTACTCGTAACGGCATTGTCAAATACTTTGATTCAGTTGACCTTGATGCTAAAGATCTTAACATGTACATCTTTAATGCCAACATGAGTAAAGGACTTGCTCCATTGCTTAATGATGTGTGGCCACGTGTCAAAGAAAGACTACCCGATGCACGTTTAACAGTCATCGGTGGGCACTACAAGTTGGGTGCTGCCTTTGCTCATGCTGATGAAGAATCGGAGTTTATGAAGATAGCAGGACCTTCTATGGATGATCCTACTATTACCTTTACGGGCATTGTACCACAAAAGACTGTGGCAGAACTGAGCGCAAAAGCAGGTTGGTTTATCTATCCTGCCAGTTTGCCAGAAACTTACGGTATCAGCACTGTAGAAGCACTATACGCTAATACTCCGTTGTTGACCTGCCGATTTGGTGCACTGGAAGAAACCAGTACTGATAACAGCTATTTGATTGATTATGCTATTACTCCTAACGGACTGTTTCCAAATATCAATCCACAGCTACAAGTAGAAAAGTTTGTAGACATGGTAGTCGATGCAGCGGGCGACCTAGACGAATATCGTCGTAGACAATTGGCTCTAAACGACATCAAAGACCTAGTAGGTTGGGACGTTACCGCTCTAGAGTGGAAGCAACATATCTATAGTAAGATTGGCCTGTACCTTAGCAAGGAAGAAGCACAGCAGGTAAACTATACCAAGAGCAAGTATCACAAGGTATTTGGCCGCAGATATAGTACGCCAGAAGAATGGCTTGCTCCTAAGCAACGTCCTGAACAAAAGATCGTTATTATCAGTCCTTTCTATAACGCTGCAAACTATATTGAAAGTTGTATTGCCAGCGTAGCCGCACAGGACTACGACAACTATCTGCATATTCTTATTGACGATGCCAGTACAGACGACGGATATGATGTAGCTGAAAAATATATCGATAATTTACCTAACGGACTAAGCGATCACTTTATGTTGGTGTCTAACCCTGAAAATCGTGGCGCAGTCTATAATCACATTACTACAATTAGAGATCAAGACCCTGATGCTATTATCATGCTGCTCGACGGCGATGACAGTCTAGTCAATCAACCAGACATATTGACCTATTACAATAGAGTACACTGTGATGCGGACTTTACCTATGGCTCATGCTGGAGTATGGTTGATAGCATTCCTTTGGTAAGCCAACCTTATCCTCCCGAAGTTAAATCAGTCAAGGCCTATAAAGATTATAGATTTAATTGGAATATGCCCTACACTCATCTGCGTACATTTAAAGCAAGATTAGTACAAGGCGAGCCTGATAATAAATTCCAGGATAGCGAGGGCAATTGGTTTAAGGCAGGCGGCGATAATGCTACATTCTATAGTGCGTTATCTAACTGCGAGTCGGATAAAGTTTATGTTGTTTCAGATATTGTTTACAACTATAATGATATAAGTCCTATTAATGATTACAAAGTAAACAAAGACGCACAAGATCGAGCTATTGCAACTATTGTGGGCAAGATAGCTGAATTAAAAACATTTAACCCTGTAGTAGAAATGACACAACCTTCATATAACAAACCAAAACGAATACTAATTGCAGTTCCTACCAATAGAAATATTGAAGCCACTACATTTAAGAGTATCTATGATTTAATTATACCAGATGGCTATACTGTTGATTTCCAATACTTTTGGGGATATCAAGTTGATCAAGTTCGCAACTTAATTGCACATTGGGGTATACAAAACGGCTATGATTATATCTTTAGTGTAGACAGTGATATTAGTTTTGCACCAGACACACTGGCAAAGATGTTGTCGCATAATAAAGATATCGTTAGCGGTGTTTATATTCAGCGTATTCCCGGTAGACATTGCATTGAGTTAATGCGTAAAAATGCACACGGCGGAGTTACTCATGTTGATTGGTCAGACATTAAAGGTCAAGGACTTGTTCCTATTGACGGATGTGGATTTGGCTGTGTATTGGTTAAAATAGAAGTATATAAGGCTATTCCTTATCCTCACTTCTTATATCACAGTGCTATTGATCACTCTAATACTCTTAGTGAAGATGTGCACTTTTGCAATCAGGCACGTGATAGAGGATTCACCATGTGGGCCGACACCGATATAATCTGTGATCACACAGGCAGTTGGACATTCAAAGTAGATATGAACATGCCAGCAAGAAATCCTGTAGACAAAATTCTGTTGAGATTAAAAGAAATTCGACATGCTGTGTCTATGCCAGAAGACCATAGACAATATCTATCTCACATGAAGAATGCACTAGGTATCAACCCTAAGGTCGTTTACGACATTGGTGCAAGTACATTACATTGGTATGACAGTGCAAAAATTGTTTGGAGTAATGCTGATTACATTGCATTTGACGGAATGGTAGAGTGTGCTGCACTCTATGAAGAAGCTGGAGTTAAATATGCAGTTAATCTTCTAAGTGATAAAGATCATCGTGAACTGTATTTTTATGAGAATAAAGAAAATCCTGCAGGCAACAGCTACTATAGAGAAAACGTAGAGTTCAGTCCAGCCGCTCAATTCTTGTACGACGATGCTCATCGAGTTAAGAAACTGGCTAAAACATTAGATACTGTAGTAAAAGAAAATGGATTTCCTATGCCAGACTTGATTAAGTTAGACATACAGGGTGCAGAAGTTGATGTACTACAGGGTGCTAAACAAGTTTTAAAGCACTGTGCTAACCTTATTGTAGAAATACAAGAAGTTGAATATAATAAAGGTGCTCCTCTCAAGCAAGAAGTTATTGATTATTTAGAAAGCATAGGATTTGACCTAGTTGGAGATAAATTCAGCGGAGATCATATCGCTGGCGACTATCATTTTACTCGCAAATAAATAAAGTTACCCACCTTAGGGACCGTTGTCGTCACGGGGGCTTAGGCCCAGGCGTCCGCGCAATTGAACTGCTCCGCGTAGTGAGCGCCGTATAAAGTAAGCGGCAACTAAATACACCATGCGAGCTAACGAGTTTTTATCCGAATCCCAGCAGAAAGATACTTTTTTAGAAATGTTCAAGAAGTTTCTTCCCTTGGCCATGCACTACATTGGCCTTAAAGGCTTGCCTAAGATGGTGTTTCTGCACAAACTTGACGATGACGAGCAGCCTACATTTGGCCGCTATGTAAATGATGAGAAAACTCTGTATGTTACACTGGCCAATCGTCACCCAAACGATATACTGAGAACTATTGCTCACGAGCTAACTCATTACAAGCAAGATACCGAACACCAATTACAGGCCAACAGCGGCAAAACAGGTAGCCCCCACGAAAATGAAGCTAACGCAACTGCTGGCATAGTAATGAGACATTTTAATAAAAATTATCCACAATATCTAGTAGTCAAGCCGTTGATTGCAGAATCTGATATACTGACATAATATCATGTCTTACTCATTTCTTAAAACTCTAATAGAAAATACTGAACCAACGACTCTAGAACGTGTCAAATTGGCGGATGAATTAACTGCATTCGGCCCCAGTGTCGGCGAGGGGACAATGAACTATCATTATGGTCAACTATACAAGGCTTATTGTGATAGATTCAATAAGAAGGAAGGCGATGTGGAATTTAACCAAGCAGGTGCCTTCCTACACTCGAAATATTTTAGTCAATTTAAAACTCCGGTGGCTGTTAATAAGCCAACTGGTGCTAGTCTTGAATTTATCAATCAGCATTTTGATAACTTCAAAAAGTTTAAAGAAGATTTTAAGCAAGCAGCAATGGCCATACAAGGCAGCGGCTGGGCGTACTTGGCTCGTGATGGCAAGATAAAAACCATAAAAAATCATCAAATTAAAAACGACATTGTGCTGATAATTGATTGGTGGGAACATGCATGGGCCTTAGACTATCAAAGCGATAAAGAAGCTTATCTGCTTAACCAGTGGAAAATAATAGACTGGAATATAATTAATCAACGCATATGAGATTGCAGGAGTTATTATGTACAACCTTAACAAACGCTATCCCAAATATCTAGGAAGTAAACCACTATGAGAGCAAAAGAATTCACTATTAATGTGCCAATCACAATTTCTATTAATGGTGACGAAGATCCTGTGATTAATGCTGCTGGGCAAACACCCTCTGAACCCGATACAGAATTACAACAAAACCCTGTAATGGTTAGCCCGCAACAGCAAGAACTAGAACTTGCCAAAGCTGCCGCAGGCAAAGATAGTCCAGTTATTGACAAATTAACTGACCAGGAAACAGTAGGAGAAGAACCTCCTGAACAAAACGACATTATTCAACAGTTACGAGCACTGATGTCAAGATAATAGCTGACAATAAATATTGTCATGCCTGTACAAAAGATAAAATCCGGCAGAGTACTAACAACCGGTGTTGATGATTACATAGGAAATAACGGACAGATCTTCTATGACGAAGATACTGGTGAACTTCGCTTGTCCGACGGCGAGACACCTGGTGGTATTGCGATTACTACAGGCGGCGGCGGAGCGGGTTATTGGGGTAGTGTTGGATATATAGGTAGTCAAGGCAATCTTGGCTACAATGGATCAATTGGATTTACTGGTAGTAGAGGATATACCGGATCAGTAGGCTATATAGGTAGTGGAGGATTTACTGGTAGTGTTGGATATATAGGTAGTCAAGGCAATCTTGGCTACACTGGATCAGTAGGCTATATAGGTAGTGGAGGATTTACTGGTAGTCATGGATATACAGGAAGTCAAAGCGAGGTATCGGGGCCACAAGGTTATACCGGTAGTTTTGGCGTAATTGGTTATTATGGTAGCGTAGGTGATATAGGATACACCGGTAGTTTTGGCTACACTGGGTCAGTTGGTTATTATGGTAGTAAAGGCGTAGATGGAGGTTTTGGTGGTGCTGCCTTTGAATTTACCTACAATACTGACATATCAAGCACCGAGCCACCAACTGGCGCCATTGAATTTAACAGTCTAACATTTTCAGCAGTCACAGAATTGTACATTAATTACTACGATAAACTGGGTGCGTATATCTATAATTTCTTACAAACAATTGATGATTCAACCAGTGCTATCAAAGGACATTTCACAGTAGCAGAAAAAACAAACTTAACTAATTCAGCTATGTTTTCTATTATTGGGTCACATGTTGAAGCCGGAGGACCCCCCGAAAACCATTTCATTGTGCCTATTGCATATCTGTCAGGATCGTTGTCAATTGCTAATAGTTCTACAGTTATTGTTACTTTTGCAAGAACGGGCGATGCAGGAGATCAAGGACCAGCAGGCACGATAGTAATTGGTAATGTAACAACCGGAGCTGCTGGTTCTAATGTAAATGTGACCAATACAGGCACCGCTAGTGCAGCAGTATTAAACTTTACAATTCCACAAGGTGCTAACGGAGATCAAGGTTACACTGGAAGTGTAGGCTATACTGGTTCAGTTGGACTAGGTAGTCTTGGCTATACTGGAAGTGTAGGCTATACTGGAAGTGTAGGCTATACTGGTAGTCTTGGCTATACTGGTAGTCTTGGCTATACTGGTAGTCTTGGCTATACTGGTAGTCTTGGCTATACTGGTAGTCTTGGCTATATTGGTAGTCTTGGCTATACTGGAAGTGTAGGCTATATTGGAAGTGTAGGCTATACTGGTAGTCTTGGCTATACTGGTAGTCTTGGCTATACTGGTTCAGTTGGACTAGGTATTACCGGCTATACTGGTAGTGCAGGCTCCGGTGGCGGCGGCGGCGAAGGAATTAGTATAGGAAAAGCTATTGCAATGACAATAGTATTTGGATAAGGAATAAAAATGCCTAATATTGTAAATGTAAGTAATATTCAAGGAAAAACAACAGCGTCAACCCTGGCCTCTAACTTAACACTGTCGCCTAGTTCGGCTCTCATGGTTATCAAAGTTAACAGCATTGTCATAGCTGGCGACGCTACCGGCGGCACAGCCAGTGTTAGTGTTGCAATAAGCGGCGTCACTGGCTATATTGCCAACAGTATAACAGTGCCTGCCAATGCAACACTGGTAGCCCTATCAAAAGATACTGGCATTTATTTGCAGTATGCGGTGTCAAATAACAGTGTGCTAACCGTAAGCGGAACTGGCTGTAGTGCTGTGGTTTCCTACGAAGAAATAACTACTACTGATTAATTGCATAGTTATGTTTAATAGATATCATAATTCTTTAACACTTGGCAAAATGGGTGTAAGCGAACAGCATCATTTTACACCAGGTGCTTTGAATTCCACTAACAATTTAAGTGGTATGATGAATTTAAAATCTCACTACAACTTGGCCGGCGGTCGAGATACCATAATAAACTCTCCTCAGTTAGTTTCTCGGACTAACAATTATATAAACGCATATTACTTTGACAGCACCGATCGATCACTCTGGGTAGGATGGCCTGGCACTAATTATGTGCCGTTATTCAATAGTTTATCTCAAGACGTTACTGGAACACAATTAAAGCGAGGGGACCTTATGATATTAATAATGCATTCTGCCCGCGGTGCGTTTCATGTTCCCCAAACTGGCAGTAATGTATCGACAAAGAACAAACTAGCGTACTGGAGTACTTTCGGCGCATTTAGCGTAGCCTCGGGATCAAGTCTTTCTGCTCACTGGATTCGAATACCACAAAATGCCACAGATGACCAATTGTTGAACGAGTATCCCTTCATCACCCGCAGCGATGTACTAGCCAATGCCGCTATGGGCTCATCTACCAGTGTTCAAAATATAACCGACGGCACTGTTTATGTTTTAAGAGGCGTGCCCACAGCCAGTAGCCCGACCTTAAATCTTAACATAACAGGCAGTTGGAGTGATGCTGATACCAACGAAATCGCACAAAAGACCACCTTACAAGATTTTGGAAAATATAATACACTGTATTTAAATTTTGTATATACACAAATTATCACAACCAGCAGCCCTCCGGATGCTTATCCAGATGCAATTGGATATGTAATACCTAACGATTTCTCCAACGGCGGCAGTGGAACGCATAGTAATTGGGCCAGTGACAATAGTCAATACGAAACTTGGAATGTTTCGTGGGTCAGCGACAATATTCCCAGGATGTATAGCACTTCCCCTATCTATAATAATAGATTACAGAGACACAATTTTAGTAATCGAACATTCCCTGCTATCACAGGATTCTTTGACAACGTTGGAGGTATTCTAATTGAAATACCATATTAATAGGAGGCATCCATGGATGGTTTTATAGGACTGAGTTCCAGACGGTCAAACCGATACAATGCCAATTTAGGAATACAAAAAATTGGAATGTTGCTTAGACCAGATCAAATTCCTATTCCCAACGCTGCTACACTACAGGTAGTGGGCTATTATGAATGCAGCGTGAACGGTGCAACAGTCCTCAGTTCTACAGGGCTAACGTCTCCACCGATGTATTTAAAAGCCGGAGATGTGGTGTATATCATAGGCTGTGAAGGCTACATAGGAAGCACCACCGGTAGCACAGCAGCCACTACTTTGACAAACCAAGGCAGGGGAAGTGCGTGGCAACCTTATATATCCAACGTAAGAACTGGCTCTCAAACAGTTGCTAGCTATCAGGAGGCAGCAATATTAAATGCACGACAAAATCAATGGTCTCCAAGTAATTTTGCAGCAGGCGATTGGGCTAGTGTGGTCACAGGACAGACAGCAGTGCTGGGAACATATAGAAGTTTCTTAGCCTTGAAAATAATCCAAGTAACTGAAACCGGCATGTACACCGTTAATACTCAATACGGTCCTAGAGGCACCGGCACTTCTACCAGACACGTATATTCTATAGCCTTTAGAGGTGTGGATACTGCTAGATTGACAACTGCGTATTATGAACCAGTGGCGGGTAAAACTCAGTTTGTAAAATCCACTAGAAGCAGAATATCCACTGGTGAGTATTTGGTAGGGTTAACTAATGCTGGACCTCCTGCTCAAATTGATGGTTGGCGTAATAACAATATTTTCAATATTGACATTCCGGGCCGAACCACAGCACAACAACAGGCTGATCGATTTATAAGTATAGGTATGGTTCCAGAGTTGGATCTTCTGTCTGATTCTGTTAATTATTGCAAAACTGACAGTCGTTATGCTAATAGTTGGATTGGAGGTCTTTGGTCTGACCAGTACGACGGCGCTGGCGGTTTTAGTAGTATGTGCGGCTTGGATAATACCCTTTACCCAACTTTTAGTCAGACTTATAATCACTCTGGGGGATTGACACTGACTCCGTCACTGGTAGTCAGCACTTCCTACGACATAATAGTTCCATCATTATAGGATAATTCAAATGACCACGTATATTCAAAACTTATATTCACTAAATGGTGACTACCCACAAGACAGACCCACTGTAATATCAACTGGTGACAGCACTGTTATTAATGTTACTCCGGATACTCCCGACAGTGAGTTAGAGTCTGCAGGATACACACGAGCACCGGATCGTCCAGATACTGTTCGCGGTCAGGTAGCTACTTGGGACGGTGCATCATGGATAGTTGAAGACGAAACTGAAGTAGAAAATAGGAGACATCTGGCCAAGCAATGGGCCATTTTGCGTAGCACACGCGACCAGTTGATTAGACTCTATGAGTGGAAATACGTTAGACATGCTAGAGAAACTAGATTGGGTCTTCCTACCACAGACAATCTACAGGAACTTGATGCATATTTTCAGGCGTTAGCGGATATTACCAATAGACCAGATCCAAACAATGTAATATGGCCAGTAGCCCCCGAGTCATTTAATCCTAAGGAGTAACACTCAAAAGAAAAGCCCCCGAAGGGGCTTTCTTTTCTACAAATATATTATACAGGCTACGCCCAATTTTATTATTATATTATAATTTATTTACTAGACTTTGCGCCAGCATTGACAAATGCATACATTTTTTCTGCGGTTTCCAATACTTTGTCAAGTCCTGGAAAAGTAGGCATTGCAACAGTACTAACGATTTGACCAGTCTTCTCATCACGAGTAGCAGTCATTTCCCAGCCTTGAAATTTAGCATGGAAATCGTCTTGTACTAGGCTCTTGGCCATACCCAAGATGTCTGTACGGATTTCGTAGCCGTTCTTGTTGAATTTTACTTCTGGTAGTTTTGGTGTTTCAAATTGTGTCATAATTAATCTCCCTGTGTGTCTTGGGCCGTAGTGGCTTTTTCTTTAGTTTGTGGAAATGCCTTACTAGCGTAAGAGTCCACAGAATATTTGGCAAGATCAGTGAAGTTTTTGGCCAACATCTTGGCAAAAACAGTCTGAGCATTGATAAAATCGTGTGCTGCTTTGTTTAATGTAGGGTCAGTAATGACCTTGTCTGTCAACCCACGCTTGGTAGTTTGAAACGCATCGATATGTGCTTCGAGCGTGAGGTATGGTGCGAACATTGAAAACATATTTTTCTCCTTGTGTGTATGTTTGTATAAGCAGTATCGTTACTGCCTAAGTATTTATTATATAGACTGTGTCACGCTTTGTAAAGCGATCTGACAAAATGCAATATTACTTGCCAGACATTAATGCCTGTGCTTCTTTGTACATGCCTGCACGAGCCATGGCAGAAGCAGCACGGGCCTGACCAATGCTTTGGCCGATTTTGTATAAAATGTCTAGTAATTTTTTCATAGATAGTTTTCCTTTTGAGAATTAAATTGTCGGATGTAAGTTTCCAATTGTGCGGCATCGGTAATGCCTTTGGTACTTAGATATGCATCTAAGCGTGTTTGATATGACGAACCTGGAAACATTTCAGCCAATCGTTCCATTAGTCCTAACATAAATTCTGATATAGTTTTCATTTTTTTCCTCTGTAAGTGTAAGTAGACTCATGGTTTCTACTATCAGTATTTATACTAGTATATGCGGCACCGCAACATAATACAAGGTTTTGTTTTACCAAAATGTATGTTAAAATATTCACTGAGACCACTAAATATTAAAAAGGATTGTTAAATTGAAACGAGCCACACGAAGTCTTTTAGAAGAGCTTAACAGCATACCTGTTAAAAAGGATAGCGAAGCTGTGATCGAAAGCAGAGCTACCCATGTTATTGATAGTGCTATAAATCTATTAAGATTAATCAAAGAAAACTATCCACCGGAACAGTCGTATGAACTAGAGAGGCGTTTCCTTAACAGCATTAAAGGTGGCGATTCCGCCAAGTTTACACGCAGTATTCGTAAGCTACGTGATAACAAAGAAACTGCCAAAGGTTTAAAGATTATCAAAGGCGATCTAGAAGACTTAGATTAAGACCAGTAAGACAGTATTTTTCTCCAAATTGATAAATAACTACACTAAGAGATTCATAGGGAATCTCACAAACGATTAGGAGAATATATTATGGCAGGAATTGCAAGAGTACATGGTGCACCAGCAGCACAAGGTTTTTATGGTCTACAGCCAGTAGCTGTTAAGATCGCAAGAGCAAACGTTTTCACAGCTGACACAGGCGGTGGCACAACAGAAATCACTGAAGGTGGTTATACCAAGGGCATCCGTGCTCTACAGACAGTAGCTAGCATTGTTATGTTAGGTGGCGTAGAAGCTAGTGATGACAGTATCGCTGCTATTGTAGACGGAGCTACATTTAACACTGGCGCTGGCCTAACTACAGCCGGTACATACGGTGCTTTAAAAGACGCTCTAGTAGCAGCAGTTGGCGGCGCAGCTGGTAACTATACTATCACAGTTAGCAGCGCACTAAACGGTGACGGTACATTCACATACGCTTAATTTTTAATTAAGCAATTTAAAGGGAGTTTTTCAACTCCCTTTTCTTTTGGCCATAAATATATTAACTAGGTACTTTATGCAGACTGTTCAAATTAAAACTCTTATAGATATTACAAAAAATAAAAATTTACGAATGGGTCAAGGTACAGCCGTAGAAGCAGATCAGTACAGGAATTTTATTACTTTATTACAGTGCACAGAACTAAGATCTATTGTTAGTTATAATACTAATCCTTCTCTAGAAACAGTTGATGTTGAAGAACTAGGGTTTGGATCAAAATATAAAGGTCTTCACAGTGTTTGGTCATTTACAATTTTTACTGATAGAGACGATGTTTACCTAGATGGTAAGAATCCAATAGGAAAATTAGTTGAGGACATACATGCTGTTCCAATAATTAAAAGTCTAACGGAAACGATAAATATCGATAAGGCTATTTTTGATTGTAAGGATATTGCAAACAAAAACACTTTGATCTTACTCATGTCGAATAACGATCAATAATAAATTGGAGAACACATATGTCCGGACCTACAGATATTGAGAAAGAAAATTTAGAAGCTCATGTAGAATTATGCGCCCAGCGATATGATGCCCTAGATAGAAGATTGACCAGTATTGAGTCTAAAGTTGCTACCTTACAAGACACTATAGAAAAAAGCCACCTTAGCACAATAAAAGTGTTAGTGGGCACAGCTGGTACAGTAATTGTAGCAATACTTTCCACTCTGGCTGTGATAATTACAAAGATGCCCTAATATATGAGATTTGCAGAAATAACAGAACAAGTTGGAACAATTGGTTCAGTGCCTTCTACTGCTATGCCAACATTACCTGCTGCTCCTGCAGGCGACCTATCAGGTAACACTAAGGATCTAAGTGATCCTAGAGTACAAGCAGCACAGTTGGCAAATCAAAAACAACAGAAACAACAGTCAAGGCAGGTAATCATGCAACAAATTGCAGCACTGAATAAACAGCTTGCTGATTTGAATAGAACAGCCTAATATGAAAATAGTTCAGTTATTATCGGGCGTCAATACGCATATCACTAACGAAGAACAGACATTTATCAGCACTCATCGCAACAGTGTCAAAATTCATAGCCTTAATGAACGAGATCAATGGTTAGCTCAAAATCTTGTACGTAAGGGGCTTTACGCCATAAGTAAAGACAGTAATACATTAGTGAAAAACGTAAATGAATCAGATATCTGAAAACCTATATAAGAAACTAGAGCAAGTTAGTTTTGAGGTTAAAAATAATTTGAACCGCAAGGGCATTGCCATACCTGTTAAAAACAAAGACGGATCTATTTTAATTGGCAGCTATACAATTAAGAAAATACACAATCACTATCAAATTCGAGACTACAGTCAAGAAATTATAGTTGATAGGATTAATCTCCCCCACAGTGCCATAATGCTAGCTAACGGGCTGGCTTTGGGACGATATCTTGATACTGATCTGTTGACCAAGGACAGAGATTATGGATATGCTGCTTTTGAAGAAGAGTATCACAAAAATATTGCTCGTAAACATTTGAATAAAAACGTAGATCGTGCGGAACTTGCCTTTACCAAGAGCGCAATTAAAAAAAGAAAAAAAGATGTGCACAAATCTGACATCCTTAGGTCTTTTGATAAACTTAAAAGATTCGCATAAATAATTAAAATATTTTCTGGAACCCACTATGAAAACTGTAGATTTTTTTACATCTGTTAACAGCAAACAACTAAAAGAGAGCTTTGAAAAGCAATTTGGCTCAAAACTCAATTTTGACAAATATAATCGTGAGCAGCTCGAAGACATGCGTAACAAACTACGTACCAAAGTGTTCCAACAAGAAGGTACTGCCGGATTCAACGATCTACTTACTAATGAAACGTATCAGAAAGACCAGGCTTTACTAAAGCTACTAAACACAAGGATTAAAGAAATGCTAGGCGAAGACATCAAAAAATTAAGAGACAGAATGGTAGAGTTAAGTGAAGCCAAAAAAGGTGTCAAGTCACCCAAGTACAAGATTCATTCCCAGGGTACTTCTGCTAAAGATTACGACGGCGATGGTAAGATAGAAAGCCCTAAAGACGAAGTCTGGGGTAGCCGTGCTAAAGCTGCAAAGAAAGCAGGCAAGCCATTTGAAGAATCAGCAAAGCCTGATTTCCTTGACATGGACAAAGATGGCAACAAGAAAGAGCCAATGAAGAAAGCTGCTAAAGATGCTAAAGTCAAAGAAACTAGAATCAGCGAACTAAGCAATGACACATTAAAATCTTATTCTGCCAAAGCAAAGAAAGATTCAGAAGAACATAAAAAAGCTGGATATGCTTATGATAGTGACCCAGATGAAAGAGATTTTGCACCGACGATGTTTAAGAAAGCCGCAAGTCGTGCAGCAGGTGCGGCAAAAGCAGATAGTAAAATGAAAGAAGGTTTCCCAACAGTAGCCGATGCAAAAGCTCGTGCTGAAAAAGAAAAAACTACAGGTAAGTTTGACAAGAAAGAAATCAAGCCAGGTGTGACACAATATACACGTAAGTCTAGCACATTTGACAATGGCACTGAAGAAAAACCAAAAGCAAAGAAAGTTAAAGAAGCTTTCCCAACAGTAGCCGATGCAAAAGCTCGTGCTGAAAAAGAAAAGACTACTGGTAAGTTTGATGTAAAGAAAACTAGCACCGGTACACAATATACCCGTAAAGCCAGCACATTCACTGATGGTGGTGATGACAGTGATACAAAGAAAGCCAAAAAAGCTGCTAAATTAAAAGAAGCAAACATTGCCTTTAAACAAAATGTTGTAATTGTAAACGAAAACTTACGTAGGATGATTAACGAAGACGAAGAAGGCAAGGCCAAAGCCATTACCGCAGCTAGCGATATGGTCAATGACTTTACCAGCTGGATGCAACGTGTTGGCCAGTACCAGACCAAGGCTATTATTGAACTGGCAGATGCTATCCGTGCAGACTTCGGAGCTTCAGAAGCAGAACAGTTCAAACAGTCAGTTGCTCCGGCACTTGCTGCTACTTTAGAAACATTAACACAACAGCGAGAAGCTATCAGTAATGCAGTTGCAGTATTGGCAGGTGAAACTACTCCTGAAGAACCAATGGGAATGGAACCTGACATGGGCGGAGAAATGGAGCCAGGAATGGAGCCAACTGAGCCAGACATGATGAATGAGCCAGAGATGGGCGACGAGTTTGGCGCTGCCGAAGGTCCAGGTACTAGCCGTGAAGTTCGTGAAAGCAAGTTTGCTCGCAAACTGGCCGAAAGTCACAGCATTATGTCAAGACTAGCAAAGTAATGAGATTATTTGAAGTAGATTTGGGATCTGCTAGAGACGTTCTAGCAGTATTCCAAGGATTAGCTAACAAGGAAGGGCAGTCATCAGAACTGCCTTTTCCAGTTGTGATGAATATTCTTCGACCATTCGCTCTGGGCATCAGTACACCGGATGGACTTATTGCACTTAAAAACAACGTTGATCCAGCCGGAGATGTTATTAAAGACATTTTGGATAACGGCACCGTTGTGTTAAAGACCAACAAAGAAAGTAATGTGCAAGATAAACCAATGGATCAGCCCACAGGTCAAAGCGTAGATCAAATGGCCAAAAGTGGCTCAAAGAAATTAACTCCAGATATTTGACATATAGGTAATGGGCTGTTATAATTAAGTTTATGACAACCTATTCCCCTCCTCCGTTCGTTGAACGATTCCAATACAAAAACTGTGTACAGGTCAATGATCCTGTAACTCGTAAACGAGTATATCGCACTCCTGACGGAGAAAGCCTTCCAAGCGTAACTACTATCCTTAGTAGCACTAAGGACATGACTCATTTGAACGAATGGAAGAAACGCATTGGTGTAGAAAAAGCACAGCAGATTACCACAGAAGCAGCCGGAGTTGGGACAGGACTTCATGCTAATCTAGAACGATTTCTTATCGGCGAACAACGACAACCTGGAAACAATCCAGTTCATATTAAAGCTAACGCAATGGCAAATATTATTATTGAAAAAGGATTGAAAGATGTTGAAGAAGTATGGGCTATGGAACAGAGTCTTTATTTTCCAGGATTATACAGCGGAACAACAGACTTAGTATGTGTATACAAAGGTAAACCTTGTATTGCTGACTACAAACAAACTAACAAACCTAAAAAAGCAGAATGGGTTGAAGATTATTATCTACAACTAATGGCATACACATTAGCACATAATGAAGTATACGGTACAGATATGCGTGAAGGACATATCTTTATGGTCAGTCGTGGTGATGATGCGATGAAGCCAGGTGGCGAAATATATCAACAATTCGACTTAAAACCTGAAGACTTTAACAAATATCAAGATATGTGGCTAGGAAAAGTAGAAGAGTATTACAGATTATTCAAGTAATTTTTTCTCTTTATTAAGTCGCCTACTTTCTAACATTTTTTTAATAGATTCGGGATTCTTCATAGGATTATTTGTAGCAAAGCTCCCGGTACCTGCTTTACCTTTATTCCAAGGAATATTGCCCTTAAGAGTTTGACTTATCTTTTTTCGTTGTTCTGCACTAGGAGAAACCCCTTTTCGATAAGTCATGTCTTGTTTAGCACGAGAATCTCGAATTTTCTGTTTAGTTTCTTCAGACGGTGCTACTCCCTTATTCCAAGATGAAGGTAGCCCTGTTTTTCCCTTATTCCAAGGTGTTTGAGCTTTTTTAATTATGCTAAGTTCTTCTTTTAATTTCTGATAGATCTTAGCAGTAACTTCTAACTTACTTGAATGCCTATGTTGCCTAACTTGTTTAGCCTTCAATCCATGGAATGCATAAACCATTAAATGTCTGTCATGTCCATTAACCATTTTAGTAAGTAACAAATGACATATAAAATGTTCTTTTGGTGTTAACTTAACTAAATTCTCTTTTGAATTGTTTCCACCGCAAGATTTAGGAATAATATGATGTTTTTCGGTATATCCTGTAGGTATACGAGAGTTAGCGTTAGTTACAATACTGTAATACCAACGAGTATATTTGTTGTCTATAAATATCATGCTGATGCTCCTTGAAAGCGTTAGAGTCAGTGGACATTGGCGTGTCGCGACTGGCACTTTTATTTATATCAGTTGTCCTAGTCGACGGCAAACGAGTTTGGTACGATAAATAGAGTACTGAAGGACAAAAATATGTCGATTATTGAGATAGCCAAGATACAGATCCGACGCGGACAAGAACTAATAACAGGGACACCTAACTTAGATCCGGGTGAATTTGGCTGGGCGCAAGATACTGAGCACCTGTATATTGGTAAAAGTATAACAGAAGGCGCAGATAGCAACGCACCTACAAGAGTGTTAACAGAACCAGACCTGCAAAATGTCTTTTCTCTAATAGGTTCTATTAATACTACTGCGACTATCAATACTCTTTATACCTATAGACTAGGCAATGATTATCTATCTCACACATCGACAAGCACTATACAAACAAAATTAGACAGCCTAAATCCTAGCTTATATGATTTTGGTGTTGTTAGTACATCTACAGTAGTCGATATTACTCAAGAATTAAAAGACGCAGTTCGAGATTTATTTAGAAATGAAGGCATTGGACCGGACTGGTTAGGTAGTAATGCACAAGATCTTAGACGCCAGTTAATTATACCAGCTGGAACATACATAGTTAACGACACTGTAAAATTACCACCTTATGCTAGTGTTGTGGGTGCAGGTCCAAATAGAACAACACTTATTTTTAATAATACCGTAAGTAATCTTTTTGAGACAATAGATCTAGCGGGAAATGACTACGATTCTAACGACATGCAAAGCGGCGCAATAAGAGCGCGAGAAGTCTATATTGGTAATATGACCTTGCAATTTAGCACAGCTACTAGCGGTAATAATTCTCTTATCAGTTTAGACAATGTGCTGAATGCACGAGTTGAAAATTGTGTGTTAAAATCAGATGTTGCAAGTCAATTTGAAAATAGCAGCACCAGTACCTACGTTCTGCATTCTGGTAATACTGCTACTTTCTATACATCAAATATAAATGTTAATTACTTTGAAGGCCAACAGTTAATTATTTCCTACGACGGTGATAATTTCTTAAGAGGAGAAGTAGTTAGTTATAATACAGGAACTGGAGCGCTGGTAGTTGCGGCAAACGGTGCAACTCAGCAATTTGGAGTAGGTACTTATTCTGACTGGACTATTAGGATAGACGATTATTTCACTTCCTATGGATTTGCCATACACGGTGTAGGTATTCAATTAAGAGGTACAGGTGGCGGCATCACTGGAGACGTTAACCTGTGCGAAAATATTAAAATTAAAGATTGTATATTTGACGGATTAAAGAACGGTGTCCAGGGCTACGGTTCTGTCATGCAGATCTTGATTGAAAATAATACATTCAATAACTTAGACAGCGGAATTAGATTTTGGAGTCCAGACCTAGTTGTACCTGCGCCAACTAATGCACATGTACTAAAGAATAGATTTCAAAACATTCTAAAAGAAGGTTTCCATGTTGACAAGAATGCAGATGATAAACCTACATATCATGTAAGCGAAGGCAACAGTTATATTAGAGTAGGTAACGGTCCATACCTTGACGACAACGTACAATCAACTAATTCTTGCACAACTGTTATTAGATTTTGGTCAACAGGCAATAAGAGTATAAACGATTACTTCAGTAGAAGAATTGCAGCAAATGAATCTACAGATCCATT